TATGGGATTTGAAGTATTGACAAGTTTTCCTAATGTAAAAATATTGTAAATGAAACCATTTTCGTGACACCACGAAAATGGTATATCAAGTTATTCTAAATTATCGAATAACTTATCATAATGAACTTGTAAGGATTTCTTACAAGTTCATTATTTGTTTAACTAGACAGGTGGTTTGATATATTCAATAAACTTGGCTAAATAAGCAGACAATTTTGCTACTGTTGGTGCTTTAAGCATAAGCTTATAATCACTAAGAGCTTTGTTATATAAATCAGCTCTGAACTTAGCAATTTCTTTACCTGACAAAACTGAAACTTCACTCACATCTGTATATTTTGCATCAATTTCAGCAATATCTACAAGTTCTAAATTTACTACAGCAGATTCAAAAAATTGCTTTGTTTCTGCATCTTGAAGAACATCATAACTTTCTAAAGAAGTTTTAACATGTAATTTAAAATCTTCATTTATTAAAGCTAATGATTCAGTAAATTTTGTATCTATTTCAGCCTTTGTGTAAGCATCTACATGTACAGGTACGGGTTGTGGATTAGGAAGTGGATTTGGTTGAGTTCCACCACCTTCAGTAATAAAGTTACCACTGTCCCAAGTTTTCAAATCCTTCGCTTGCATTTGACCTACTGCAGTTAATTTGACATTAGCAAGATTCCCATCCTCAACCATTGGACAGGCATCTTCCCCTGCTCTTGTCCAAGCCCAAGTAGCAAACGCTATAAGGTTTGGATATAATTTTGAAAGCTTTTGCATTTCAATGTTAATACTTTTTTGCCATTCAGCATCTCCACAGCCATACTCTTCAACAATTACAGCTACGCCTTTATCTAATAATGGTTTAAGATTTGGAACAACCTCATTAGCATTGTTGTATGCATGATAAGCATATGCATCAACTAATACAGGATCGATTAAATCATTTGCTTCTGGTGTTGTATTTTCTTTTGACCACTTTGAAGTTGGACAAATAATAAATGCATCTGCATCAATGGAACGATAAATTGTTATTGCCTTTTCAAAGATAGGCTTGCATAAACTCCAGTCACCAATGTCATTAGGTTCATTTGTAATGCTAACCCAAACTGGTAACCCCTTCCAATTGTTAGCCATCAATTCAACAAGCTTGTAAAAAGCTTCAGATTTTTCATACAAATCATTGCCTGATGGAATATGTTGAGGTCCAGCTATCACATGACATCCAGCAGTAAGCATTTTACCAATGGTGTCTTGAATTCTATTTCTGTAAATCTTGTCAGCAATATACTTATCTGGGTTAAATAAAAGTCTTAAGAACTTATGTCCAAGAAACTTCAATGAACTAAAATATCCAGTACGATTATAATCAGGTGCTTCTGACCACAAATATTGATTGCCGTAATTTCCACCTCTTATAGCTGTGATTGCATTGGCTCCAGTTGTGCCTTCATAAATATTATAAGGTGTACAATTAGATATAGTCCCACCAGTTCCGCCTGTGCCACTTAGCTTTACCAATTGTCCATTGATAACTCTTAGTCTTGGTGGCAATTTAGAATCTGGGCATTTAGTAACCCAATTATCTCCACCGACTTCAATATTAATGCCTGGATAAACCCAGTTTTGCATTTTCCAATTATAATCAAACAAACCAAATTGTAAATTGTGAATACCACTTACAGAAGGATAATCAAAAACAATTTCGCCTTCGGAATACCAATATGGATCAGGACCATCAGCTATCATTGTTGCACCGTCAGGAAGAACATCTGCGCCATTCTTTTTAGCATATGGAATCCAAGGCTGTTGAAACATTGAAGCTCCTTTAGCTAACAAGAACCACCCGCCCCAAGTAGTAAATGTCTTAGCTGGCATCTTAATTACATATGGAATATGCAATTTTCCATCAACACCTGGGTCTTGAATCTTGTTGGATAAAATTTCGACAAATGGAGTTTTTACTCTTTTCTGTTTTGTAGTAATTTCAAATGAAACATTTTCAGCTGTCTGATCTGCAAGTACGTCCCAATGGTAAGTGAAGAAGATAAATCTAAAACTATCATATTTTCCAACATCAAATGTGCTTACATCAAAATTGAAAGTTTGCGTTTCTCCAGAGAATAAACTAAACTTGAAATATTTTTTAGCTACATCATCATTAGGAACCCAACTAAGCCATTGTTCTGTGGTTTGTCCATTTGTTGGATTTGTATAAGTTCTTCTCATCCAAACTTGACATAAATCTGCATCAATTGGTGCTGAAGGATTTGTAGTTCTAATCTTCAAATTTACATCACCAAGATCAACAGTAGGTATCAATTCAAGCTTTTCAAAAAAACTTGCAAATGATGCTACTTCAAAATCTTGGAATTTGCTTTTTTTTACTTTATCAATTAAATTAAAATCTGGTTGTTCTTGGTTTGGGTTGTAAAAAATTTCACTTAATTCCTTGCCCTTTTCTTGTACCTGCTCAAAATCGCTAGGTAGTTTTTTCTTAAAAAAATTAAACATTTTTTTTGCTCCTGTAAGTTATAAAACTTTTGTGGTGATAATATTGTTGTAAATGTTTTTTAAAATATTTTTTTGTGGTATGATTAAGATATGAATACTACCATAATAAACTGTGATTGTTTGTGCCATTCTCTGCATGTACGCCCCGATGTAGAATTAAAAACTGTAGATATTTCACTTTGGAATTATGGTTTTAATGATGGTAAGTTGAATTGGAAAAAAAGATTGAAAATTCTTTTTGATGGTTTCGCTTACTCAGATTCAGTTGTTTTAGATAAAGAAGAACTTGATAAATTAATTTCTGCATTGGAGGATGCTCGTGGACAAATCGCCTAAAAGTCAAAAAGATTATTATCACAATAAAATTCGTGAGTTTGAAAAACGTACTGGAATAAATATGAATGTCAAAAATGTAAGCAAATTTTATGATTTCAATATCGAAAATGCAGAATACAATACACCAGCAGCTATAAACATGATGAAAACTCATGGGTGTTATATCTACCATGATTTATTAGCAGAAGAAGATCCTCGCTCTAATGGCACTAATTGGGCTAAATATGGTTTTGCTCATGTTGATGGTAAAATATATAAGTATTATTATGAAACTAAACAGTGGGGTCAAGAAGTCAAAGATTTCACACACTATGAAAGTAAAAATAAATCTTGGAAAGCAGCAAAATTGGATAAGAATGGTTCTCCTTATTTAGATCCAGGTGAAGATTATTTACCCTATGCTGTTGATTCCGAAATTTTTGATAGTTTTGGAAATAAATATATTGGAAGCAATTTTGATGATTTTGCTAAAGAAAATAATATAGAATTTAAGCCCGATATCACATGGGCTCTAAAAATGATCAATCATGGTAAAATTGTCACAAGAAAAGGCAATCCTAATATTTATTTATTTCCACCAGATAAATATGACAATTCTAAAGCAATTTTCACTGTGGAGGATCTTTTTGCAGAAGATTGGGTTATTTTACCTAACAGAACAATCAAAGATGTTTTAGAAGATTTAAATCAAGGATTGACTATTAGAAGAAGAAGTTGGTTGCCTCATTTGGGTGTTGGTAAATTTGCTAAATCTTTCACTATCAATTACACAGATATGCTGGCAGATGATTGGGAAGCTGTTGATGTTATAGCAGAAGTAGACCAAATACAAGAAGAGCACAAGAAAGGTTAGTAAGTGTTGTTCTGAAAATATACTAATAGAGGTGTACAGAAATGACTTTTTATGATGTGTGGGCATCTGTGAAGAATGGCTCTATTGCAAAAAGACCTATTGACTCTGATTTTGTTTATATAAAGTTTACAGACAACAAAATTATGAAGAAATTTGACAGCAAAACAAAGTGGGTAGTGAAAAATCTAAATGATGAAGATGTAAAAGTAGACACTTGGCAACTTGTGTAAGATATATTTTCTTGACAAAATCCTTATACGCAGTATACTGTTTATAGGGATTTTTTTATGACTATTCTTTTATTAGCATTATCTTTTATATGTCTTATTTTAGTTTGCTACTTTATGACTGGGGTATATAAAATTATTTTTGAAAAAGACAAATCTTTTATTGAAATGAATACTAAGCTCTTAATTATTATATCAATGTTATCATTAATTGTTAGTTTATTGGTGAGGTACACTTATGCAAACTGATCCAAAAATTTATGGCGAAGAATATGTTAGGGGTCGAATATACAGTTTTACTAGATTTAAAGCTTATTTATCTAAAATAGCATCTATTTTTTGTGAAGAGTTTCAATATAATAATGACGATATCATTGAAATTAGTCTCTCTGATGATGGTAAAACTGTATGGGTTCATTTTGATTCCGGTACTATTGGTTTTGCGTCTGAGTTGCTTTGGGATAAAAATGTCAGAGAAACTTTCAGGAAAAACTATGAGGTTGACTAGTGCTGCCTATTCCTTCTGATGTTATTGAAAAACTAAATGATGGATATTTTTTGATTGTAAAAGATGAAAGAAATCTGACTGTTTGGCGAATCAAAAACAATGAATTGCAAAACAGAGTAAAGCATAAATCAGGAACAACAAATTGGATGACAATAAAATATTTAATTTTACCTATGCAAGCAGATTATTCTTTTAAGAAGTTAAATGAAGAATGACCGGAATAGAAGCTTTAATAGAATTGTCTAAAGGAAAGAAAATAAGATGTGTCAATTGGAGAAATCCTGATTGGCACTTTTATTTCACATCTGATGGTTGTTATTTTTCTCATCAAGCACAAGAGTTTCCAAGAATACCAGATTTAAATCCCATTACCCCTTGGACGAATATGTTTAATCAAGAAATAGCAGAGGGATTAATTGATGATATACTTAAGAAAGATTGGGAAATATTAGAATGACTGGTAGAGAAGCTTTAGACAAATTACAAGCTGGATTTACACTTAGACGTGAATCATGGGAACCAGATGAAAAGTGTAAAGCTTATTTCTCTGATAATCTTTGGTCAATTCGTGTTGAGTGTGATTCAATTTCACCAGCTCCAGAGCACGTACCTGATGACCCTAAATTTGCTGATTACATGAGTATTTTTGATGCTATAGATGCTGGTGAGTTTCTAATGGATGATTGGGAGATAGTGGAATGACTGGATTCGAAGCACTAATAGCACTAAGAGAAAACAAAAAAGTCAAGCGTAAGCACTGGCGTGATGGCGAGTATTTAGCGACTTATGTGACTCGTGATGGATGTAAAATTGCCCCTTCACCAAAATACAATCAATATCGTGGAGAAGATTTACATCATCTAGAAGATACAGTACTCCTGACAGACGAGATATTAGATGACTTTCTAATGGATGATTGGGAGATAGTAGAATGACTGGAATAAAAGCACTTAAAGCAATTCGTAAAGGTTATCAAGTACGAAGGCTTCATTGGAAAAAAGGTGAGTATTTGTTTCAGATGCTCGGAGCTATAGATCGACACAATGAAATTAGATGGGGCTTTGGCGGAAGACTTATTTGGACTAATAGAGTTGTTGATGCTACTGAATTTTTGAGTGATGATTGGGAGATATTAGAATGAAATTATCTGAAGTATTAGATGCTTTAATGGAAGGCAAACCAATCACAAGAGCTGCCTGGGAACAAAAATATATGTATTACGACAAAGATGACAATTGTTTTGTGTATGTATATCATGACAATTTTTTTGTGTCTGTATATCATCTAGATGAACCAGATGAAATTGGAAGTAAATATGAATTGGCATCAGTGGGTCTTGATTTAGTACCTGGTGATGTTATTGCTGATGATTGGGACATTGATTATTGGGATACAGAAGATACTGTTGACGATAACAAAAAGGTAGATGGATAATGAGTGGATTAGAAGCATTACAATTGCTGAAACAAGGCAAGAAAATCCGTATGCTTAAATGGTCTCCTGGTGCTTATATTGAATACGTAGGCACTTGGGTTCATTATTCACCAGCTCTTTGTTGGATGTATTTAAGAAATGTTGATTCACCACAAGAGGCTCAATACAAACTTCAAGAAATCTTTCATGATATTATGAAAGATGATGATTGGGAGGTAATCAATGGCTAAATACAAATTAAATTTATCTTTTGACATTGATATTACTGCTGACTAAGATTCAGAAGTTTCAGAAAAATAAGAGGAAATAATTATGGAAAAAATTACAATTCAAACAATTGATTGCTATCGTCATGATTACTGGAAAGTTGATCTTGAACTTATCAATGACTTAAATCTTATTGAAATCATTAGTGATTTTTCATATCTTGGAACTGGTAGAACACCTTTGAATGAAGAAGGTTATGCTTATCTTGAAATTGATTGCGATTGCAGTATTTTTGACAAAGCAATGAAGTTTTATGGTAAAGAATATTCACTAGATTTTGAAACTTTGCAAGACGAATATGATGATACTTATGAAGATTATCGTGTTTGGCTTGAAGAATTAGAACCTTGGAACACAGACACTCTCGAAGACAAAGGTTTTATGTGGGATGTAGTGCCTGCAGATTTAGCTGCAGCACTAGAAGATTCTGATAACGAAGAGGAAGATTAGGATAATTATGTTTAATATAAATTTTGATTTGTTTTATGAGTTGAAACAAGGTTCTGAAGTTTCACATACAAATGGGAATGTTGTGAAATATTGGCGATTGGTTGATGGTAATTTAGAATTTAAAACTGTCATCAATAAGCAAACACTTAATGATTGGCAAGTTTCTGATTTGCTTGTATTACCTCTCGATGAAAAATTTCAAATTGAAAAGCGGTTTGAAAGATTCAATAATGGATGAAGATAAGAAAAATCGATTGGAAAATGCTGGATTCAAAGTAGGATCAGTAGAAGAATTTCTTAATCTTACTCAAGAAGAACAAGCAAAAATCGATAATATTATCATAAGAAATGGAAATCCAATTGGAGTTTGTGAATGCTTAGGAAAAGGCAAAAATAAATGTAAAGGAAATGGATGGGTCAGAGATGGTTCTGGCTATCAAAAATGTCCTTATTTCCAAGAATTCCACTAGATAAAAAGAAGGCTTTACAGCCTTCTTTTTTTGTGATATCATAAGTATTATGGAAAATAAAATTGATGACAATAAAGCTGCAGGATTAGGATGGAACACCATTTGTATTTTGATAGTTTTGTATACATGGCGCACTTACAATACATTGCCAGGTGATTTTCTTCTTGGCGCATTTGCCATATGGTCATTGAGAAATGCAATGGATTATTATAAAAAAGTTGAAAAGATAGAGAATGAGTAACCAAGATGAACCAAAACAAATCAAAATCAACCCAGAAGAAATCAAAAGATTGCTTGCAATCATCTACGACTACAGAAAAAAACAACTTTAGTATTGCTCAAGAAGTTTATCCAAATGAGCCCGAAAAACTTGAGAAATATAAAAAGCAAAGGGATGAAAGGGGATTTGATGATACTGAAACTTGGCATTTAGATAAGACTTTAGCCTTATTCTTAATTCCAAGATTAGAAAGATTTATTCAACTTAATAATGGATTCCCTAGTGGTGAAACTGAAGAATCTTTTAACGAAAAACTAAACTTCATCCTTAAATCATTTCAAGAATATTATAATGGTGAAAATGAAGAAGTTTCCTTAGAGCTAGAGAAAGAAAGAGTAAGCAATCTTAAAAAGGCTGCAGCAATATTAGGAGAAATCTGGTTCGACCTTTGGTGGTAACAATGAAGTTACAAGAAGTTCTCAATATCGAGAATGATTGGTTTTATTTTTTAGATAAGATATATATTTTTACACGAGATCAAGTTTTTTCAGAATTGATGAAGCATTCAGTGAAGGACGATCTAAAGTTAAATAAATAAGGAGCCTTGAAAGGCTCCTTATAGCTAAATATTAAATGTAAGTTTAGTAAACTTTAAATGCCTTGCGTCATCTCTTCTGTTGCACATGCTTAATCCCATACTACTTACAGGTAGAGTGATAAAATCTAATTCTGGATGCTCTTTTCTTACATAATTAGCGATTTTATATGAGTCTGACGAAAAAGAATCATCTAGCATATGCGCATCGAATGGATCTGTGTCATGAAAGATAATAATTCCACGGTCTTCTAGACATTTCAAAGAGTTTTCAAAATCTATTTTTACTTGATCAAATTTATGACAAGCATCGATAAAAATAATGTCGAATTTTTCTGTATTTTGCTTAAAGAACTCATCAGTTGTCATTTGATAAAATCTAGGAATATCACCTTCAAATCCTTTAGACATATCAACACCTACACAATTTGGTATAAAATTACGCATAAACATGTGATTTACACCATTAGCTAAACCTAGCTCTAAAAAATTTTCACATCCTACTGATTGTGCAATATTGATAATTATATTGTAATAAGGCGTATATCGACCTTCAAAAAAAATTGAGTTTCCATTCATATTGTATTTTATACATTTTTCAGAAGATAATACATAATGAATTTGAGAATACTATGATATGAATTCAACGAAACTTTGTTGTGCAAGTTCAAAGTATATTTACAAAGTTGTAAATGTAACTGGAACTTCAAGAGGAAGATTATCAGAACTAGGTTTTACTAAAGACACAGAAGTTAGAGTTGTAAGAAATTTAATGCATAATGGTCCTGTCGAAATTTTCATAAGAGGTTACTATATTGCATTGCGAAAAGAAGAAGCTGAATGTGTCCATGTTGTCTATATACTTACTTCGTTGGTATAATATAATCATGAACCTTTATAAACCCGAAGTGTGCAATTTAAACTTTGAATCAATTCCTTTCAAAGTTTTAGAAACAAATATTCATGCAGCTGTTGTTGATATTAATCCCACTGAATACAAAGTGTGTGAAGATTTTGGCGAAATAATGTGGGCACGAGAAAAGGGTGGGATTTATGGAAGAGGGATGATTAATAATTCCAAAGATCCTTGTAAAGCAGAAAGAAGTGGATGTCTTGGAGAGATGGCTGTGGCTAAAATACTTGATCTTTCCATGAATATTACTTATAAAAAAGGTGGAGATAAAACAGATTTTATTATAAATGGCTTGCCAACAGATGTAAAAACTGCCACTACATCACATGGAGCACTTTTAATTGTTGCTACAAAATGGGGCAATCAGAACATTCGTCTTAAGCTAAACAATGATATTTACATTGCAGCATATGTTGTTAATGAGGATAGAATAAATAAATTTGCTAAAATTGCTGTCATGGGGTTTTTTGAAAAAGCATTAATAAACGAGTCCTATTTCAAGAAAGCAAGAATGCCTGGAATGGAATTTTGGAACTGGGATATTCCATATACAGATTTGAATAACATTGAATCATTAGTGGCAAAAGTGTGATACTATGACATGGGAAGAAGTCAAACAACGTAAAGAAGATTCTATTCGTGAAAGCACAGGTAATCCAATGAGTAAACCATTTAAAATAAACGGCAAAACTTATAATTCATACACTGAATGGTCAAATTCAGATGAACATAAAGAACTATTACAAATAGAAGAACAAGTTAGAGAACAATATAAGCAAAAAGCCAAAGAATATTATGATTCTTTAGAGACTGATAATCAACTACTTTTATTCTTTTATATTACAAATGTTATCTTTGAAAACTATTTTAAAGATAATGGTTCATATAGAGGCTTGCTATATGATAAATTTAATTTTGGACCTGAATCTTATGGTTTAGGTATGGATAGTGGTATGTTTACTATCCATAATTCAATTTATACTGATGATGAAATTGAAGAAAGATTTCAAGCATTTATGAAATTTGCAAAGCTTGATTTATCAAAAGAAGATATGAAATCTGCAAGAAATATTTTCAAACATGGATTTGATAATTCTCAGCAACTTAATGACTTGAAGTCTGGACAACAAAAACTTACATTTGATGAAGACCCTGAATAATCAGGGTCTTTTTATTTATGAAGTTTCAAATTTTTGTAATTATAATTTGGCTTATGATTCATTGTTTTTGAATACAAATAAAAAGGAACAAATATCAAAATCATTGTTACTAAAACCACTGAACAAACAATAATATCCAATGCAGAAATTTTACTTTTCATAGATTTCCTCTATTTGAAATATTCTATTTAAAACAATAAAACCCCCGCAATGCGAGGGTTTTTTGTTATTCTATATTTTCTAAAATTGTTGAGTATTTTGTTCCATATTTATCATTTAGTAAATCCTTGAGAACATATTCCCCTTTGCCATCTAATCTTGTTCCAAATAAACAATTGTTTATTTTAATGATTAATTTTTGTTCAATTTCCTGATCAATATTATTTGAGTCTTCTTCAAGCATCATTTTGTATCTAGTCATTAAAGGATCGTACATCAAGCTATCACATTCTGAAAATGAATTTTCATCTTTTAAATCCATTTGAGCAATTTTAGTAGCTATTTTTGTTAAACAATTTGCTGCATCATACTCTTCAAAAATGTCTAATGCATTTGCTGTTTTGATTATTTTAAATAATAATTTAGAATTCACAATGTAACCTCATAAGAAATAGAATCTTCTTATTAGAATATATACTGTATGAACCAAAAAGAAGCCTATGAAATGTTTTTCCCCTGTATAGAATCTCAGGGAAAGATATATTCTAAGACTTCTTTAGTTTATGCTAGAAAAGCTGCATCTGGAGAGTTTATAGAAACTTGGACTTCAGATGGTTTAGAAACAACAAACTATGCTAAAGAAGGTGATTTTGTGCTTAAAAATCTCAATACTCAATCTCAAGAAGAATATATTGTTACAGAAGAAATGTGTATTCAGAGATACGATTTTTTATATCAAACTGAAAATGGACATATCTTAAAACCTAAGGGCAAAGTGAGAGCGACTGTATACCAAGGAAGCGATATGGAGTTTGTAGCTTCTTGGGGTAGAAATATGGTTTTGAAAACTGGAGACATGATTGTATCTCCATGTCCCAATTTTAGTGAAGTTTACAGAATAGCCAGACAAGAATTTGATGAAACTTACAAAATAGATTAATACTCTTTTATAATAAGAGTAAATGAACTACAAATATTTATTATTCAAGCCAGCAATATTAGATCTTAAATCATCAAATGTTTCTTCTGGAACAATATTATGGAAAGCACAATTAATAAAACCAGCAAAATTCAACTCTATTTCTAGTGTTTTATTATCAGATAATATTGAAGTAAATAATCGAAGAACAATAAAAGAATGGGAAAGATTACTTGAAGAAAATGGCTTCAAATTTGAAAAGAACTTTGACCATGACCATTGCAAAGGTTATGTCATTTTTGATTTGGACTACACAACGTATGAATTTCAATTATTTTCATGTGACATTAATAGCTCTGATTTGAAAGTAGAAGTTTGCGAAGATTTTATTCATCCAATACTTTTTATTTTGGATCTCAAAAAAGAAGGTGTCATTTTTCCAGCATCATTAAGAAATAAAATAAATAGCGCAAAAGAAAAGTTGACTTTTACAGACGATATAAACTTTGTGAATAAAAATGTACTGAATCAACTTCATGTATTGGACAAACTTGTAGATCATTGCCAAGACTATGAAGTTGATATTTGTTATTCAATTTTAGATTATTAGGACTTGTTCCATTTTGAATCAAAATATTGTTTTGTTCCCCAGGTAACTTGCTGGTATCTTCCCTCTTCTTTAAGAATGTGGTGTGATTTAGCTTGGAAATGTTGCATTTTTGATTTGTAAACAAGCTGATGTTTGCAATTTTTTTCTTTTAATCTCATTACCATATCGTCATCATTAAAATAAAAATGAATATTTTCATCTAATGGAAATAACCAATCTTTGACATCTTTGGTAATTAGCCATGCCTGCCCAAAGAACCATTCGTATCCTTCAAGATTTTTAAATGTATTTTTTTGTTTGAACCATTTATTGTAAATGTCTGGTTGTTCATTTGTCACTTGTGGACATGCGGTATCAAGACTATTGTCAATGAATGATTTTTTCATATGAACCCACCAATTCTCATCATACAAAACATCATTGTTTGTTACTAGTAAATAATCGCCTTGACAATGATCAGCTCCTAAATTGTAAAATTTATTTATTTGGAATGGTTCATTTGGTTTGACTGTAACATCAGCTTCTGGAAATTCTTCAGCATTAGTGTTTGTTTCAACAACTATTATGTTGAAATTTTCTCCACCAATACAATTTCTCAAAGACTTTATAGCATTGTGAGTCATGGTCCAAAGATCACTATTTTTTGAATTTGTGGTGATAACAACATCTAAATCGACATTTTTCATACTCTAATTGTACAAAAAAAATGTATAATAGGTGTGAGGTAATTTATGAAAATTCTCTATATATCAAAAAAGGCTGGTAAGCCAATTGACATGGTTGATTACCAGGATGACTGTTTGTTTATCGGATTGAAAGAACTTTTTGGCGCAGATGTAGTTGATGTAAACCCAAGAATCCATATTTACAAGGATTTTCCTTATGAAGAAGCTCGAAATCAATATGGTAAAGGATTTACTGTAACTCGAACTTTAGATCCTGATGATACAGATCGTGAAGATATTGTAAAGAAAATCAAAAACAAATACTTCGACTATGTTGTATACGGAAGTGTATGGCGATGTCAGGATTATTTAGAAACAGTTTTAGAGCATTATGATAAGGAAAAGGTTGTTTTTGTAGATGGTGAAGACAACACTAAGTTCCATCCCCTGATCAGAGAAGGCGCTCGTTATTTTAAGCGTGAATGTATCTGGGAAAATAACGGCGAATATCAGCAGTTCTTCGGCAAAGTAAATCAAATTGGTTTTGGTTTTCCAACTTTCAATGTTGTCACTGACACAAAGAAGGAAAAGAGAATGGCACATGTTGATCCTAGAGATCGAAAAACATATGTTTTCAAGGACGAAGCACCTTATTACCAAGATTATCAAGTTTCCAAATATGCATTTACAATGTCAAAGGCAGGTTGGGATTGTCTTCGTCATTGGGAAATTATTGGAAATGGATGTGTTCCAATTTTCTTGAACATTGCTAACAGCCCAAGATTTGTTATGACAAGAGCGCCTAAAGCTTTGATGACAAAGATTGAATTCTTCTTCCGAAATGAACCTAAATATTTGGACAGAGAATATGAATATTACCAAAGTGAGATTGTTGCTCACTTTATGAAATACAACACTACAAAGGGTGTAGCTGAATACTTCTTATCTGATTTGAGTAAACCAACCTGGTAAAGAAAAACCCCCTGAAAAGGGGGTTTTTTTATAGCTTGTCGAAAATGTGTTTCCACTTATCAACAAAGTTCTTTTCTAACCCAAAAGTATGCTTGTAGTATTCGCCACGATCATGCAATGCCTTGTGTGATCTTTGTCCATAATGCTCAACCAATGAACCAGCAACTAGTGCATGCTTGCATCCATGATCCTTAAGGTGCATCGCAACATCATTGTCATTATAGTAGAATGAAAATTGCTCATCAACTGGGAAAAGCCATTCTCTTACTTCTTTTCGGATTACCCAACACCAACCGCAAAAAGTATATGCAGCAAGAAAACCTTCTACCACTCTAGTTGGAGGTGTAAATCTATGTTTCATTTCGCATTGTGCAATAAGACCAAACTGCTCAACTGGACTTCTTGGAGATGCTGAATCTAGAGAATGCTTTTCCATTGCAGCATGCATTTTTGTCCACCAGTTTTTGTAAAAATAAGTGTCATTGTTTACAATACCTGTAAAATCAGAAGTTGCATATTGAATTCCAATGTTGTAATACTTATTACAATGATATGGAAAATCTGGATGAATCTGATGATCAACATTATACTTGTGAGTTGATTCTTGATTTGATTCTAAGAAAATGATATTGAAATCTTCTGAACCTTCAGATTCACGCAATGATCTAATAGATCTTTCTGTCATTTCTCTGATTTCATCACTTCCTGTGAAACCAGTCATAATAATATCTAAAGTTGCCATTATTTTGTTTTATAAACCTCTGAGAATGTTTGTAGATTAGCTCGCTTACGAATCAACTCTTCAATATGAGAATCACCTTTCTGATCCTCACTAGGAGCATAAAGAGCTTTACCTCTTGGATCAACATCTTGTGGTGGATCGCACAAGTAATATGTTGCTAAAGAATTTCTGGATTTACCCTCAGGGCAAAGTACTGGGTCTGGTAAACCATGCCAAGAATGCATTGTTGTGTCAAAGATTATAGCTCTGTTAAACTTGCACTCTATTTTTTGAACAAGATTGCCAGGTTTGTCAACACCATCAGAATTGTCGTTATCCCACAGCCCTAATGCTCCATCCCATGCTGGATCCCAATCTTTAGTTACATAGACAATAATGTTTACTTTGCGCTGCATGTTGATTTTTGGATGAATAGAATAATCTAAATGTGTATTTAGCTTTCCTCCATCCTTGTGGCAATGAAGTCCACCACCATGTAAACCAGAATCTGCCATCAAGTTTTTTCCAGTGAAAAAAGACAAAACATCAACCACTTGTCTATTCATCAAAGCAGTGAAAACTTGATAGATTGATGGTGGAAACTTATTCCAATCAGAGCATGCCTTCTTGATCTCTAATGGATTAGCATACTCGTACCAAAAATCACTATTTACATCAGGGAATTCCTGGGCAACTTTATTAGCAATGTCTATAGGAAGAAAATTGTCTATTACGACATGATGATAAGGTTGAGCGCTTTTCCACTTCTTTTCTTGTTCAAAAACATCTCCAAAATTAATATCCATGCAAACATTATACAAAAAATCAAGATGAATGGAAAGCTGGCAATTTATCAACTAATTCGTCAAAGACATCCCGAACATGTATATTTTTGACTATATAATTATTTATGTTCAAAGACAAAAGAGTTTTTGTTTGTTCAGGTGTTGGAAAATAAATCAATTCTGCAGTATTTTTAGATATTCTTATAGTGTTAGACCAAATGGGTACGAATAAAGAATTATCGCTCTTATAGCCTAATTTAGCAGCAATTAATTGATCAAATTTGTAATGAGCTGGAAGTTCTGGTGTCACACTACCATTATTAAATAAATATCTACTTTGTCTGGAATATTTTGAGTGTAATAATGAATCAAGTTGAGAATGTAACCAATTGTTAGATTCTATAAGAACACCATCAATATTAAACTTATTAATATTTTGGATATTATTGTTTTGAATATTAAAAGAAGAAATCTTTTGGTCAATCAAATTGAAAACACCAAAAGATTCAAGTTCAAGATCTAAAGATTTTAAGGAATTAAGAAGTTTTTCTTTTTTGTCTATACATCCATAAAAATCGTAATTATATAATTTATTTATTTCTACATCTAGAAGCATTAATCATCACTAAGAGATCTGTCATATATATTGTCAACTTGAGAAGGCATAATATGCCCCTAATCTACGAATGGTTTTTCTTTATCTTTGTATAGAAGAGTATAATATCTATCTTCTAAACTCTTCATCTCTCTTTGATATTTTGCTTTTTCTTGCCCTGTTAATTTGCCTTCATTGGCAATAAATGCATTTTCAATCGTTTCAATTTCACCTTGGTAAATATTTAAAAATTGAGAATCATCAGTATTATTTAATTTATCAACACCTGAGTTAATTGCTGCCTTGCTCCCACTAACTGTCGCACCAAAGATATCAGGTGCAGCATCAGGCATTCTTTTTTCTTTCCATGAACTAGGCTCTTTGAATGGTTGACCAACTGTAGGTTTGTCAGTAAATCCAGTATTTCTTGTATTATGTATATTTTGTCGAGTTTGATTTATTAATTCTGGACTGAATTTTTTTGTAGGATCTTTTATTTCAGCCAGTTTAATTTTAATCATTTTAAGTTCAGCATTTAAATTAGCTGATCCCAAATCTTTTGCAGTAAGCCCATCAATATGATTGATTAACGAATTTATAGCATCACAGTATGTAGCAATCTGATCAATGCGATTATTTAAAGTTTCTTCAGCTGCTATATCAATAATTTTGTAATCATATTCTTTTCTAGGTGGAATTGATTTATCACGATAAGTTTGTCTTATTCTAATAAGTTCATTCCTTATATCTTTAAATTTCTTTAGATTCTCTTCTGACAATTCAAAGACTTCATACGAAGCACCAGTAAAAATATTGCCTACTGAATATGAGCGCTTAGATTCAATTCGAAATAATGAATTAATTATGGCATTTAATATATTGTTAGCTTTATGTCTTCTGTCTAACTCGCTTCCTGCAAACCATTCTGTTGCTTGTTGCATTGAATCTTGAGCTGTTCCTGAAAAACTTGAATCTACAGGGTCAGTGGGTGCTTGTGCAATCTTTTGCATTGATAAATACACTCTGTCAGCTTCGACATAGTTACCTTCGATATCAAGTTGTTTTGCTTTGTTGATCAGATCAAATAAAAAAGAAGACATTCTTCACTCCATTTTGAGATATTCAATGTCTTCTTCTTATACTAGATTGTTTATTCCTGTTCGTACTCAAATCCAAATTGTTGTAAATACTTCCAGTATGGATCTTCTACAGGTGGTTTTGGTTCTGGACCAGCTAATAAAGGAATCACTTCATTCTTGATAAAATTCGTGAAAAAATCAATATCAAGTTTAAAAGACATCCATTTCAAGTTACCCTTAAGTCCAGCTTTACAATCATGATCAATCATAAACTTTTTAGGTTCAAAAATTAATAAACCAGGATCGGTAACATTTTCAAGATGCAAACAATTACTATTGTCAGGATTTATCACAGAATAGCAATATGAGTGAAGTTGCAAGTTATACTTTTGTGCAAATTCTTCATTTATCTCACTTGTTTTGAAATCAACAATAGATACATTGCCATCAGGATATTCAAGATAACCATCAATCTTGCCAATAATTTGAACAGAAATATCGTATTGAGGATTGACGATAGGTTTGGACTTTACCCATTTTGAAGATGTGCGTAGAGTAGCTTGGGGCAAGTATTTAGATATTTTAGAAAAATCTTCGTCAGCATAAGATTCTTTGATTGCACCATCAATTGTGTTAAAGATTTTAGGAAGAATTAATGGTGGTCTCCTGATGCCTGAGATATATTTCTGATGAAAAGCCCATGGAGATTCGCTATATAAAAAAGCAAAATCAGATGGTGCAATTGTAACTTCTTTCATTTGATATCCTTATTTGTTGTATAAATACATTTGAAATATACCACGGATGAAAAGCATAGTCAACAATTGACAATATGATATTTTGTGGGTATCATAAAACAGATCAAATGATCATTAGAGGTTAACCAAAAAATGAGTGAAGAGAACGTAGTATCAGAGGTTGAGGGTGGAGACAACCCAACAATTTCTCATGAGGATTATCTTGAGTTAGTAGCTATGCGTCAGTCAATTCTTGAGTTGAAGGCTCAGAAGGCTGATGTTCTTGAGTTTGTCAATGTTGCGCAGCAGTATGCAGCACAGCTTCAACAGGCACAAGAGCGCTTGAATCTAATCAATGATTCCTTGAATGAGAACACTGTTGCACTTCAAGAGCGAATGAAGGATCTGATTGAGCCTCTTGGTGTTAAGGGTGAATTTTCCATCTCTGACACTGAGCCACACTTTATTGTTCCAGCTTAGTTGTCATAAAACTCAAAATATTAGAAGCGGACTTCGGTCCGCTTTTAGTATTTAATAATAGGATAAAATTTTTCTTTGGTGATAATTCCAACATACTTGGATGAATCAATTGAAATATCCCAAAGTTTCACATTGATAACTTGACTTCTTCTTATAGCTAGATATTCAGCTACATTTTCAAGATACAAATCATTAAGTTTCCAAAGCTCTGGAAGTTCATTGAAGAAATTGATAATTTCCAATGTACATTTTAAATTTACCACTAAGGGATATTTTTCTTTATCAATGTCATGATTTTCAGACATGATAATTATTTTTTTAGATTCAGATATTAAATCTAATTTTTGCTCCAGAGACAGGATAGATATAGACTTCAACTTTGAAAGTGCATCTATTTTATTTTTTGTTTCTAGAAACCATACAATCTTATAATTTGTAGCCCAATCATTTTCATAATTTAATAAATTATCTTCAGCTATCAAATCATTACAAATGCCTTCGACAATATCTTCATCATCTCTAGCAATATAAACATACCATTTCATTTTTTTATTTTTGCAAGCTTCTTTGCTTCCTTTATTCTTTGATCTTCCCTAAAAGTTTCCTTGGCATGTCTGTGCCTACATATTTCAATTTCAATTCTTGGATTTTCCTTATCATAAAAAATCATGTTTTCATTTTTATCAACCCAATGAATCCACATATCGTTTTCTATGACTCCATGAGCCTGAATTATGTCTCCATGCGCTTGTTGATAACCGCATTCATCACCAACAATCCAAGAATCTAAATAAACTTTAATTTTGATTGCGATACCACAATCAATAGGTGGAAGATTATGATTTTTCCATGCATCTTCACAAAATGTTTTACAATGCTTTTCATATTTTTCATACAAAATAGAAGGTAAAATTTTAGTAAAACCACCTCGTCTTACTACCCTTTGTGAAGTTTTTTTGGTTGAAGGTCTACCAGGAATTGCAAACTTTAGTATCAACTCACCGTCTTGTAAATTTTCTAATGCTTTTAATTTATCTTCGTATTCAGATAAATCAATACGGTGAATATCTTCCATATATGGTTTATACAACTAGTAATTGATTACACTAGTTCTTCTAAACAAGGTGTAGAAATTAATCTTGGCAGTGATAATTTGATTTGGATTGATAGATAATTCAATACTAGGCATAAATGCAAAATCACCAAAATCAATTGTTTTATCTCTGTTTACACCAGTTGGTCTGTAAAAAACTTTTAGTTTGACAGATTCTTTTAATGCATTAAATATGCCAGGGCTTTGAGCGTTATAAAGTTTTAAAGTTTCATATTGATCAGGTTTTATCAATAACGTAATATCACCAGATACTGAATACCCATTTATTGAATACTTGGGCACTTGATTACCAAGAAAATCATTCGTTCCAGCAATATAAAAATGCTTATCATTGTTTACTTTTATATTTAAATTAGCACTCTGTACTAAATATTCATTTCCAAACATTGAAAAATAAATATCATAAAATTTTGCCACTCTACCATAAAAGAAATCATCTGCTGGACGGTATTCTTTCGCGTTAGCAAAATCTTGCCATGATTCAAGCTGCGTAGATACGTTGGAACCATCTGTTGCAATGTTTATTGATGCACTTTGCATTACATATTCATAAGTTGAAATATTTGAAGCTGTAATAGGCTGCTGTATCTTGTCAAGATTCTCCAAGACAATATCAAAAGCATCATAAAAAACACCATATGGCTCTAAAATTAATATTGGTGAGGTCAAAGACAATGCATAATGATATGGACCAATATCAGCGATATGCTTTCCAATATCTCCTACAAGAGCAGATTTTTCATTGCTAGATTCAAGATTTAATGTTTCACTATAAGATTGCAAAATTCTTCTTTTGCCATCCAAAGTAATAACATACCATGTGCCAAAATATTCAGGAGATAAGAGTGGCATTATGATAAATATCCATTAATTTTTTGCAATACTTTGGTAAACTTTTCTTGATCCAATTTACTTTGGAAATAAGTAAGCCATGTAGAATTATTAATTCCAGCACCTAATCTTGCGTATCCAGTGAATTGAATTGTCATGGTTGATGCACTTTCAGATGCATTAAGTTTTCTGTTGTACTCTGATTTTATACTAGCTTGACCTAATTCTAAATATCTATCTCCTATTAATAAAGAAATATTTCCATATGTAGGGATATTTTCAAAATCAAAGTTTTTTACCAATACTGTGATACTGCCTGAAACTTTGTATCCTTGTGGAGAATAAAATGGAACAGAATTTTTAGTATTTGCAATATAAACTTGTTTATGGTTCATGCTAATAGTCAAAGAGCCAGATTTTATATAATAATCATTAGTATTGTCTATGAAAAATCTACAATCATAATTTCTTGCTGTTCTAGCAATAAAATCAAAATCTCCCTGTAAACCTTCGGAATAATTATTGTATGCAACATTAAACTTATTAGAATATACACAATTGTAATCGATATTGCATGAAATCTTTTGTCCAATAGTGATAGTTGCATTATTGAAGAGATTTTCTATTCTAACTTTGTTTCCACTGAATAAATCATTAGAATTTCCACCATTATTATTCAAATCTGTAGATGGAATGAAAAAATAATTTAGAAGAGCATAATAATCTTCTAGAAAGATATCAAAAATATCTCTGTACTGAACAGTGGTGCTATCAACATCTTTTATAATCAACGCTTCAGAACTGATAGTTGTTTTAAATGTTGTTTCAGAAGTGTTAATTACATGAACACCAGCATCACCTTGAATTAAATCAACTGCTTCTGTACCAACATTTTTGCTATAATCCAAGCTTTCAAGAACATAATAAGGTTGTAATATTTGACTTAAACCAGTGAAATCTTTTTTTTGCAGAAAAAACCAACTAGCTATGTAATCTGAAGTTAATAAAGACATTATATGACCTCATCGTCTTTTATTCTTTCAGCAAGGAATGTGTTATCAATTTCAGCTATTTTTACTCTTAGTTCATACAAAGTGTATTTTTGAGTTTCAGATTCTATTTCTTTTCTTAATAATTGAAATTTTTGTAATTTCTTATATATTTCACCATTAGGATTTTCACATATTTCTTCAAACTTCATTTTGAAATCATAAATAGGGGAAGAATAAAATCCTTTTAAATTTGCTCTAGCTGATTGCAAATCTTGTAATATTTCGCTATCTTCCAAATCATCAAGGTGCATCTTTTCTAACATTGAAATTTCTTCCAAAATGCGTCTTTTCTCTTGAAGATGATCATACATTGTTTGCCTATTAAAGCCTTTTCCTAAAAAATTATTTGGATCATCAGCAGGAATAAATTCATCTCTAGTTCTTGCTAAGGCAGTTGTCAATTTTAAGTTTGCAATACAACAATCAACTAGTCTTAAGCATCTATTTTTAGGAGAATCAAAATTTTCCCTCAAATATCTCTCATCAATGAATTTTTCAACTTCTGGAGTTCTGCCCACGGTTTCTTCAATTAATTTTGTAGCTTTGCATCCAACTTCTGGAGTGCATCTTGGAGATTGATAAACAATACCTTGTTCATCTAATGCGCTCATCAATAGGGTAGGTTTCTCTAAATGTCTGTCATCTAAAGATAAAGTTCTTGTACCCATAATGTCTGCAATTATTTCAGTGGTGAAAACTTTCCATTCTCTTTTTAATTTGTAAAACTCCAAATATCTACAAAATCCACCAGGTCTTACATCGTATGTTTTTCCAGATTTTTTGTAAGAATAAACTGGCAAATCTCCATTTGGTTTGACCCATGGTCTTCCTGTATATTTTGGAAAGTAAGGTTTGGTTCTTCTGTATCCAAAATACTCACCTACAAACATGACTTGCGATTCAACAACTGGGAAAGTTTGAAAAATTTTGGTTCTTTCTCCAGTATTTTCATCCATAAATTCTTGATATCTTTTTCTAAATCTAACCAAAATATCGCATGGTAATAAAAAGTCAATTTCAAATCTACTTACAGATGTAGGATTGTCAACTGGGCAAGGAATCTTCACAGGGAAAGGAATAGCATCTAGATTATAATTTTCTCTAAGTTCATTGATCATATTCCCTTCTTCTCCTGATAAGAACATGAGATCCAAATCACTGTATCTAAGATCAGGTTGTTTTTCATATGCCTTTGATAATAAATCAGCCACATGACCTAATCCGGCAGCTCTTAAATCATTTCTGAAACTACCAAGTTGTGAATTTGCTTGCATTAAGCTTGCGGTATTAGTAGATTTAGTACAAATAAATCTGTAGTAATATCTGATTAGTGATGCATCTTTATCTTTTGGCTCAGCTGCCTTGGTATCTTCAGAAATTTCTAAATCTTCGGATGGTTCTTCATCTTCTGGTGCATTTTCTACTACAGTTTGATCAATTTTGGGAGCTTTTTTGATTGTGATACTTAGTGCAGAAAATATTCTTTCATTTTCATAACCATTTTCAACACAATCTCTAAGTCTATCCAATGCAAATTGCTTCTTTTCTGCATCTGATTCAAACTTAGTGCCATCAGGTTTTAGTCCTGGGTAAAAATATAAATAACTTGTATCTAGTAATTCTGTTTTGCCAGTTTCATTGCTAACAACTCTTACAGGCACAGCTTCATATTCAAGTTGTCTATGGAATATTTGTAAGACAGCAATAATATTCCAAGTTGCCTTTAGTTCATCTGGAATAAACTGTTTCCATTCTTCAACATTTGGAGCATCAGGATGCAATGATAATATTCTTGCCCATACTGCTCCTGAGTTGTTCATGTTCTGAACTGATTTGGCTAAATCTACCACTTGAGCTTTGATGTTTTCTTTATCTTCGGGTGACAGAGGAATTTCTTCATTTTTAAGAATTTGATTTGCTGTATTTTGAAGAATAAAAAACATATGATCAAGAGTCAGATCAGGATTTATTTTATTGAAAGATTCCCAAATTCTTAAGAATTTAGTGTTTATTTCATTCTTTAATCTCATGATCTCTTCACTAATAAAGTTTTGAATGGTTGCAATTTCTTCTGGAGAATCATATTTTCTCAATGCATCGACATCTAAAAGTGTTCTTGTTGAAGAAGAATGAAGTTTGACCAATTCTGGTATAAATTTTTGATTTGCAAGTTGTATGGTGTGCTCAACTATTGCGCCAAGTTTACTGGACACTGTAACATATATTAATCTATCAAGTTCCTTTTTGGCATCTTTCTCACCATTCATAACTCTTTGTCGAAGATCAGGTCTTTGAGATAAAACAATTTGCTTCAGCGCATCTCCAGCCAAATCACGAAGTTGATTAATATTCGCTCTATATTTCTCTAAATGTTGAGCTTCTGGTCCAAGTGGCACATGTCCAAGCATTGCATATGCATCTTGAACACTAAGTTCAACACCATTTCTTAAAAACCAATTTTTAACCCATTCTACTTTTTGCTCTAAAGTGCCGGGAATAGATTTGATATCTACTTTTTCTGCAAAGTTTAAATCGTTAGCGAATTTTTTGAAATTGAACATTTTTATCCCTGTAAATAATATACACTATCTGTTTTTTTCTCAAATACAGTGTTCTAGCCCTACAAACTCGAATAATATTTTAGTTAAGGTTATTTTAGGGGGAGATAACAATGGCGTTGTTTACTAAATTTCTTTTATCAATTAAAGCTCTTTTAACTGCTTTATATCTATATCACGCATCATCAACTCATTTTGTTTATTTGAATACTCCAGAAACAATAAAAAAACCTGGAATTATCTACAAGAATAATTATAAACAAAATACTAGAGTAAGGTATTTTTATCATTACAAAAATGGAACTGATAAAAAACAAAGTTTTACAATCAATACTTCAAAAACAGTAAAGAATCTGAAAAAAGGATCTTATTCAGATCAATCACCTGAAAAAGCTGGAACAATAGCAACCAAAAATTTCATGTATGCAAAGCCGCTTGATGCAATTTTAAACTGTTCCAGTGTTTTAGATCCATCAGAAACAATATCAGGAATCATCGAAGGCGATTTTCAAAAAAGTGATTCCATAGTTTACAAGTTTGGATCATCAAATGAAACAATGTCTTCTTTGCCCTTTTATCAAAATAAATATTATTTTGAAATTGATAAAGAAGTGGATTATGATATTCCGTCAAGTTTTCGTCTTGGAGATCCAATACCATTAGCAATTAAAGGTCAATATGGAAATGACATTGTTGTGGTTATAAATCCTAAAAAATCTGGTATATTGAAAGTTTCTTTTTCTCCAAGAGGTGGAGCAGGTTTGATTATTTTTGAAAACAAAGGTAAGATATTCATAACAAATATGAAGCCTGCTGGTAAGAAATTTGATTCAGTTGTCATGTATGTTGAAAAAGACAAAAAAGAAAGTTTTAAATTTATTCCTATTGGTGGCTTAAACTATCCAATTGAATTGCATTTTTCTTTACATTCATTGATCACTTCAGAAACAAATTTATTATCTCAGTAAAAAGGATACACCTATGGAAAGAAAAGTAAGTGGAACAATTGCTGATGCTGCCACTGCATTAGCACAAACAGAATCTGCATTTAGTGAAATCAATGAGATTAGTGGCAGTTTGCACAATTTTCAATTTCATAAAGTGACAGTTGAAAAAGATGGACAGCTAGTTGAAATTGAAGTTCCAATTGATGATATTGATTTATTGGACGATTTTGATGATGATGATCTTACAAGTGAGGGTGAGCGAGCATTAGGAGTAATTGATATTGATTACGACACTACTTCTGATGCTGAAAAGAATGTAAAAAGTAGAAACAAGCTTGAACTTGGTGAAATGGTTATTGATGATGAAGGGAACTACACAATCACATGTCCATACACTGGCAGCACCCAAGTTTATCAAGTAAGCACTGGTATTTTTGCAAGCTACGAAACTGATCAAAGATTCAGAATTGAAGTAAATTTAGCAGACACAAAAGCAAACGAGGAAGATTAGTCTTCCTCGTCATCCTCAACAATAATTCCAAAAGCTGGACTTTGATTTTCAATAATCATATCCAGCTTTTCTTCTACACTGGATAATTGTTCTTCCAAAGATTTCATTTTAGATTTTATCTCTTTAAAATGTCTACTATTGGATTCTAAAAGAGCCCCGCAGATTTTTCCAATTTCTGTTATAGAGATTTCGCCATTTTCAGCTAACTCCATTATTTTATCTAATTGAGCCTGTGTCATCTTTTTAGCCTCGTTTTTGGGAATGATGAAGTAACTTCTGCATCAGGATAAGTTTGTATCATTTGAACAACTTTATCAAGCTTGTCTTTTGCTTCTTTTGCATCATCAGAAATTAATGCTGCCTCCATAATATGTTTTCTTAATTCGTATAAATCCATCAATAACATATCTTTATCAATAAGTATTTTCATTATGAATACCCCTTCTCATTTATATAGATTCACCAAATTCAAAAATGAAATTATGGTAAAAGTGGCAGAACCATATAAAATTTCAGACAACAAATTTGCCTTCAGTGATAATTATAAAATAAAACAAAAAAAGATTATTGAAATTGAAACTGAAGGTAAGATTATTAAGAAAACATGTCATTACAATAAAGATTATCATTCTTCAACATATTTATCATTTGCATCTCATGATATAAATACGGAATCGCAAATAGCAATACCCTTGTATTCAAAATGCAAATTTACATGTGCATCGTGTAATAGAATTTTTATTGACCAAAAACAATCAAAATGTTGCTCAATGCGAGGGCTAATAATCATTGAAGAAGCTCAAATAAATAAAATTTATATTCCAAAACTCAACGAAATAAATGATGTACTTTCTTTAGTCAAGGATGAATTTATAGAATTGCATTTTCCTGATTTATTGGATAGTATTATGATGAAATGAATGGAAATCATATAAAAAGCGTCAGGATAGAAAACTTTGCCAATCACAAAGATACATTTGTCACTCTTGAGCCTGGTACGAATATTATCACTGGCACTTCAGACAGTGGAAAAACAGCTTTTGTCAGAGCGTTGATGTTTGTTCTTGACAATATGTCTTCAGGCACATCCTACGTTAATAAACTAACAAAGGCTAAGTTTGCTAAAGTAACAGTTGAATTTTCTGATGGCAGAGTGATATCACGTTCCAAGGGCGACAGTGTAAATAAAGTTGAATTCAAACATCCTGAAGATGAAAACTTCACTGTGTATTCAAACTTTAGCACAAAATACCCTGAGGCTGTAAATACTTTTCTTCTGAACTTACCAAAAGATGAAGAAAACAAAGCCTTGTATTATGCCAAACAATCGAAGAAATTATTTTTGATTGATCAGACATCACAATCTATGCCCAAAACTTTATCTCAACTTCTCAATATTGGAGATCTTGAAGAAGTGGGTAAAAATCTTGGATCTGAAGTGCATACAATTGAAAAATCTTTTAAATCAAAATCCAAAGATTATGATCAGCTTAAATCTGAGATTGATGAAAAATACGCTGATTTAGAAAATGATTTACTTCACAAAATAAATCTTGAAGAACTTTTAAATAATTGCACTTTGATTGAGCAAGATTGCAAACAGATTTCTGAATATATAGATAAACTTCAAAGATTAAAAGATTCTAATCGTGAAATTTCTAACACCATTGGCGAATGTGACAAAATAATAAACTCCGTGTCTGATCATTTGAATGATTTGGAAACTTTAGAAGATAAATTTAAAAATCTATCTGCATATATAAAAATAGTAAATAAATACAACAATAATAAAGCAGCTCTTGAAACTGAAATCTCAAAAGCTACAGCCATTTGTGATGACAACTTCGTGCAATCAATTTCTGACATTGAATCATTGAAAAATAAATTGAATGATTTGAAAAAGTTTATTGATTTTTTTTCTGACCAGAAAACTTTGATTGACACTAAAAATAATGAAATTTCAAATTTAGCTAGCAAGATTGATACTGATAAGCAAGAGTATGAGAGAATCAAAACTATCTTGATTGATGAAAAGATTGTTTGCGATATTTGTAACAAATTTGGTGGTGAATTAATTTGAAAAAAATCAAAACACTTGTTGTGGGTGACAACCATTGCAAAGACAAAAATCCAGCCAATAGAATTGATGAATATTGGCTCACATCGACAAATAAATTTCTAGAAACCTTAGAGATAGCGGAAGCTAATAAAGTTGATTATGTTATATATTTAGGCGATATTTTTGACCACAGGCTATCAGGACCAAAAACAAGAAACACTCTGATCAAACATTTGCATAGTCAAAAAAATGGAGAACCATGGTCATTCAGAAAATTCGTTGTTGTGGGCAATCATGATATCGAAAGTTCATATCCACTCATGGAATCTGATTTAGGATCTTTGATTGAAGCAAATGTCATTGAAAAAATGGATTACTGTGCTGAATTTAGCGTAGCATTTGCTCATTTTATTCCAGATATTGAGGAGAGTCTTGAAAATGGATTCTTGACCACTCAACCTGCAGTTATTTGGGCATGTCATGCTGCTATATCAGACAAGCCTAACAGTATGTATCGAGTCACGATGTTTAAGGATTTACCACTTCATCCTAATACCCAAGTTGTGTTTGCTGGTCATATTCATACACCTATGTCCCAGGAAAGAAGTGATGGCAGAATGTTCATCAATCCAGGGGCTGTAGGAAGAACATCTGCTAAAAAAGACAATTTGGAAAGAGATATCTATGTTGTATTGATGGAATACGATTTGGATGGAAATACATACAATATTGAATATATTCCTTTGAAAACTGCCTTGCCAGCAGAGCAAGTTTTCAGATTGGAAGAAATCAAAGAAGAGAAAGCTGTAAAGCAAGAACTTAAGGAATTTGTAAAGCAAACTGCATCATTTCAATCTGGTACATGGTCTTACACAACTTTGGAAGACAAAATTGAAGCGATTAAAGATTTTGCAAAGGCGAGAGATGTTGAAGAAGAAGTAATTGAAATTGCTGTAAATGCTATGATAAAGTTCAACAACAACACTAAAAAGACAGAGGCATAAATGGATATCGCAGATTACACAAAACGAATAAAAGCTTTGCGAGATGAAATCACACGAGCTGAAACTGTTAAAGATATTAAAGAAAAAGAACTTGAAGTTCTTCTCACAGATTTCAAAAATACATCTACAGAGGTTAAAACAAAATATGGGATTGGAGTAAACAAGCTCCAGAGTTTATATGACTCTACTGATCAAACTCTTGTTGAAAAATTAGGCGAAGCAGAACAAATTCTTAGCGAGATAAAAAACGCAGAATGACACTGAAAGATCTTAAACAAAAGTACGACAAAATCGACAGACATTTAGAGTATCTTGAAAAACAGAAAAAAAATGATGTTGATAGATTAAATTTATTAAACACTCAACTTGAAAAGCTTAAACTAGATAAAACTTATACTCAAAAGGCTGAAGTGATGATGATTTCAAAAGCAACAGAAATTCGCGATTCAGCTATTGATACAATTGAAAGTATTGTAACTTTAGGTGTTAAGTTTATTTACGGAGACGATTATCGTGTTCAATTCAACAAGCATGAAGAGCAAAGAGAACAAGGACAAAAATCTGGTTTCAATATCAGTTTTGAAATTGTTTCCAATTCAAATGGTGAAGAATTAGTCACTGGAATAGATGACCGTGGTGGTGGATTGCTTGAAGTGGCAAGTGCTTTGACCAGATTAGCATTTCTTAAAATGAAGAAGCATGATGCATTTATCATTTTGGATGAATCATGGTCTGCTGTATCTGCAGATAGCAAAATGGAAAATCTAATTGAGTTTATCAAATACCATGTCGAAGAAAATGATTTGCAATTAATTCTTAATACTCATAGACAAGAGATCTTTGGAAAAATAGCAAACAAGATAATAAGGGTTACAAAAAAAGACGGTATTGCAAACATGACACCTGTAACATATGATGTAATCCAAGAAGAACAAAAATCTCTAATAGATGGTTAAAATGAGTCTTAAAAAAACGGATAGCACAGTAGAAATGGTCACGTCAATTTATTCTAAACCTGTACCTTCACAATCTGAACTTTCTAATCCTTTTGCTGCCAACAAACGGAGAAAGAAAACTACTTTGGTTGAGAAGAACGATAAGACTTTGCCTGATTCTATAGAAAATTGGTCCAGTAAGAATTTTGTCGATTATTTTGCAGAAGAATATTATAAAATTTTCAAAGGCAAATACAAAATAACATATATTTCTGACAACAAACTTATTAATGAAATATTTGATTTCATGGAAGAAAATCAATTACCCAAACAAATATGGACCAAAAAGTTTATTGATTGGTGCTTCTTGAATAACTCTGTTTTACTACAGTCAGTAGGTTCATTTTTACTGATGAATCTACGAAAGTTCTTGAATAAATTCTACCAAGATGTTGTTCTTACCAGTGCTAATATTAGCTTGATTGATATTTTTAATGAAGTTAAGGACATGGATGATAAAGGTAGATCAAAAGAAATTCTTGCAAAATACGGTATTCCTATTGCTGCCACTTATTTTATTCATCAAAAAGATATATCTTATGACAATGTAGTTGCTGGATTATCTAAGTTGTTTACTAAATTTGAGTCTGGAACTGTTGAAGAGAAAAAGATATTGTCTGATATATTTCAAAAATCAATATCTCGATCTCCTTACATACCAGAATTTGCTTTGCTAAATTGGAGAGATTTGTTTTTTTTAGCAAAGAAGTTTAGCAAAGAATCATGGTGGCGAGAAGAAGATTACCCAGGAGAGCCACGGTTTAAATACGATAAATTTTTAAAATGAATATACTAGATTCCCAAGAAATAATTAAAGAACTTGATTTATTGATCAGATCAAAAAGACCTATCATTTATCTTGTCACCCAAGAAGAAAACAGAGTTGTTGATGCAATTGACGAATTATGTTCAAATGCAAGTCCTTCTTGGGATTTATTACAATGGGATATAGTATCTGGCTTACACTCTTCATATCCTGAATTTCTACCTGTAAAACCAAACGAAAGAATTCTAGATCAAGATGAAATTCTTACTTGGTTCAAAGATCTTGTTGTACCAAAAAATAAATATGCAATTTTAGTGGTAAAAGATTTTAATAAATTTTTTGGTTCCAATAACTATAAGAATCAGATTGAATTAAGAATTATAAGGCAAATCAAGAATCTTTCTCAGCAATTTATTACTGAAAATAAAACTCTTGTTATCATTTCCAATTCATTAGAAATACCTTCAGAATTGGAAAAATTTCTTCCTGTTCTTGATTATCCATTACCTAGCAAATCTGAAATAAAAATAAAGATTGGTGATTTGCTAAAAAGAGCATCCCAAAGAAAAAATCTTGCAGATAAATTCAAGACTCAATACACTGAAGATGAATTAGATTCAATTGTTAATTCATTTCGTGGTCTTACACTATCTGAATGTGAACAAGTGTGTGCATATTGCATGATAAAACATTCAGAACTTTCTAATGAGGCTATTTCCCAGCAAAAGAAAGATATTATCAGGAAATCAGGTTTGCTAGATTGGATTGACCCAGAGACAAATCTAGATAAAATTGGTGGTCTTGATGGCTTGAAAACTTGGCTTTACAAGAGACAAAATGCTTTTTCACAAGATGCAGTGGATTATGGGCTTCCTTCAAGTCCAAAAGGTATTTTACTTGTAGGTATTCAGGGTGCTGGAAAATCTTTATTTGCTAAAGCTGTATCTTCTTATTGGAATTTTCCATTGCTAAGATTAGATATGGGAAAAGTATTTTCAGGTCTGGTAGGTTCATCTGAAAATAATATGAGGCAGGTATTTAGAGTAGCAGAATCAGTTGCTCCCTGCATATTATGGTGTGATGAAATCGACAAAGGAATGTCAGGCACCAGATCTTCTGGATCTACTGATGGTGGAACAACTTCAAGAGTTTTGGGTTCTTGGCTCACTTGGATGCAAGAAAGAACAGCGCCAGTTTTTGTCATTGCAACAGCTAATGATGTTTCAAACCTACCGCCAGAATTATTGAGAAAAGGCAGATTTGATGAAATATTTTTTGTTGATCTTCCAAATCTCACAGAAAGAAAAAAAATATTTGAAATCCACATTGAAAAACGTGGAAGAAATATTGACAAATTTAACTTATCTACACTGGCAAAAGAATCTCAATTTTATACTGGTGCTGAAATTGAATCCTCTATAGAATCTGCATTGTATGAAGCATTTAGCGACAACAAAAGAGAAATCACAACAAATGATATTCTTTTATCTCTGGAGAATACAGTTCCCATTTCCAAGCTCATGAAAGAAGATATTGAAGCTTTAAGAAAATGGGCTTCAGATCGTGCTAGAAATGCTTCTTGTAATGATGTAAAATACAACATGCCAGATTTTAAAGAGGAAGATTTATAATGAGCGACAGTGATATCTTTGAAGATTTAATAGGATTGAAAATTACTGTTGATGATATGAAGCATCATGCTAAGCTAGCAAGAATGAAAGAAGGCAAAGGCTGCTTTGTGTGTGACTACAATGGTTACACAACAAACTATCAAGGCAAAGCTGTCATGTGCACTTGTACCAAGGAAAAGTTTTTTCTTGAGTTGTTTCAAAGAGCAAATGTGCCTTCACTTTTTTATAAAAAAACTTCAGATGATTGGAACACTCGCACTGACTCGTTGGGTAATGATCTTGGTCCTCAACAAAAAATAAGTGAGATGGTTTATTCATTGTTGAAGTTTTATGATAAAAATTTATATAAAATCTGCAATGGGGTCAATATAAAGATCACTCACACAGGTAACATCAGGAACAATCTTCATTCTATGATGTTTGAGGGAAGTTATGGCTCTGGCAAGACATTTATCGCTAGTGTTTTGGTTCAATCTGCAATAAGGCAAGGTCTCACTGCTAAATATTATGATTGGGCTGATATGATTCAAACATTGTCTGATTTTGACAAAAAATCAGAAGCAGATACTTTACTAGAAGAATTTAAGCATTTAGATTTTATTGCTATTGATGGGGTGGAGATATACCAATATATGCCTCCTCAAATAATTCCACAGCTGGATAGAGTTTCCAAAGCTAGATTGAATTCTGGCAAACCATCCATTATAATGACATTTGGAAATATACTCAATTATAATGGTGGTAGTGGTTGGAATTCATTAATTAAGAATTGCCTTCACATACGATTACCACAGACAGTAAGGTAAAAGATGAGTCAAGAACACTATGATTTAGAAGTTTTAGCACTTGCCCATATCACTAAAAGTGCTAAAAGTATGGACAAATTGCTGTCTAAAAATATTACTAAAGATCACTTCAATTATATTGCTGAAAGCGAAACAGTTTCATACACCAAAGGCATTTTTGACTTAATCCTTAAGTATTATGAATTGTCAGGTGGATCTTTATTTACATCATACGTATTGGGTCAAAAACTTAATGACCCTAAGGTGAAAGAAAGATCAAAAGCAAAAGTACTCACTCTTTGGGAAGAAATTGAAAATACAGAAGTTAATGAAAATGATTTTCATGAAGTTCTTTCTCAGATAAAAGAGCGAAGGTGCTACAACATCCTCACTGACATGTTGGATGAAAGTCATGCTTCTTTCACTCAACAGGACATCAAATCAACAGTTAATGTCATTAGAGACAATCTAGACAAAATTCAAGAAGAGCTTTCTGAATTTGGTGCTGATAGACATTCATTTGATGTCACTCAATCTGGTGATTTTTTCAGAAATGAATATGATAAAAGAATAAATCATCCTGAATTATTTAAGGGTATTGAATGTGGTGTTAGCAACATCGATACTAAGACATTTGGATGGTTACCAGGTCAGATTGTAGTTTTCTTAGCTCCTTCTTCTGGTGGAAAATCTGTAATGCTTTTGAATTCTGCTATTCATGCTCACAGAAAAAATAAAAAGAATGTTCTTTACATGTCTTTTGAAATGAACTCTTGGTTATGTCTATTAAGGCATATATCTCTGTCATTTGAAATTCCATATTCTCAACTCAAAGATAATAATTTGTCTCCAGATGAATTAAAGTCTATTGTTGATGGGTTGAATGATTCTAAATCCGGAGCTTATTTTGAATACGATGTAAACATGGAAGATCCTACTCCTGAGTATATTGATCAAAAAATCAGAGAATTGATTGCTACTAAAGGCAAACCAGATATGTTAGTTGTTGACTACATAGGTAACATGACTGTTAGGAATGCTGTCAATGGTGCAAAAGACTGGGAAAATCAATCTAAAGCAATTACAGAATTATTCAAAATGGCTAAAAGATACAACATTCCAATTATCACAGCACAACAGATAAACAGAGAAACTATCAGAGATTCTAGAAAGTCCAAAGAAGCTAATAAATTCATGTCTTATGATCAAGCTGCTGCTTCTGGTGGACAAAACTTAATGCACCTTTGCACATATGCTATTGCAATGGAACCTAATCGTGAAAAGGGATATTGTGTATTTCATCCTGTTAAAATGCGCGATGCTTGGTTCAATCCTTTTCCAGTAAGAATGAATCCAGAATATAACAAAGTTGAAGAAATGACACCTGAAGAGCAAGAGACTATAATGGGTTATCATACTGCAGCTAGTGGAAATGTCACTGTAAAATCAACTTCTGAAGTTACTGGTGGCAAAACTCCATTGCATCCCAAGAAATTAGATGAAGTGGAAGAAATTGGATTTGAGAGAGTCCAAGATGATGATGAAGAAGAAATCAACCTTGCAGATTGGGTTCTTTCATAATGGAAAAAATCACTAGGCAATACATAGATACATTAATTAGCACAGTTTCTATTGCTAACTATATGGAAGACGAATACAATTCTGATTTCGTTGATTCCAAGATGTCTAATTGGGCAAATACTTGTTGCCCAATGCCAAATCATGATGATTCTAATCCTTCTTTTGGAGTGAACACAGAATCAAATCGATATAATTGTTTTGGCTGTGGTGCTACTGGGGATATTATCAAACTAGTTCAAAATGTTGAAGGCTTGAATTTTATTGAAGCAATCCAGAAAATTTCTTCATATTCTGGTATTGAAGTTGAAACTACCAATTTAGATTTCAAATATTTGGTAAATGAATTTAAGTCTACTATTAATGATTATCTCAATAAAGAAAATGAAAATAAATTTCCTGGTGGTTTGTCCGAAACAAACTTCCTTATTGCATTTAGTGACAGATCTAAAAAGTTCTTAAGATTAGTAAATATAAATGATGAAGATTTCAATTGGGTAGAATCTGTTTATAAAGAAATTGAACTTCTCACTGAAAAGCAAGACTATAAAAACTTGACCAAAGTGTGGAAAGATTTTGGTAAACAATCAAAAGAAAAGATGCTAAAGTACAATGAATCACAATCTTAATTTGAACATTGCTCCAAGACAAGAAATAGTAGAAAAAATTGAAGAAGCATTTAGAAATCCACCCCAAGAGATTTCAATTAATGTTATTATCAAAGGCTCAAGTGCTGCAAAATACAATATCTTGAAAACAATGTTGTCAGCATCCTTTCCAGACTTGGAAGATGAAGAAATAGATAAATATATTATCAGAGCTGGTGTAGAAAGAGAGTTGGAAAAGTTTTCTAATATAATTCAATGATTGACAAGCATCTTATAATATATCCAGAAATAGCAGCTAGTTGTTTAAAAAACAATGAGGCTGATTTGTATATTATTTGGCTTTTATCTAAAAAGATTGACATTGAAGGAAATGGTATTGTGAATCTGGCTGATATATTAAATATCACCAACAAAGTTTTGTCATTGAAATCAACTTGGGCATATACAAAAATATCCAAGGGTGAAAATACATATTGGCGAAAACCTTATGGTAAACATGGAAAAAAACAGTTAGGCTTGCTAGGGATAAATTCTATAATCAAAAGATTAAGTCCTGATATTACTAGATGTAAGCCTATAAAAATTCCAATTAAGATATTTCACAATTGCTCATCAAAGCAAATTAGAGAAATATTTATTGCTATTGTTGCTTCAAGATACGAAGACCATAGACCTATTAGTATTTCAACCATATGCAAAAATACAGGTCAAAGTGAGTCATCAGTCAGAAATGCAATTAAATCATCTCAGATGGTGGTTAAATCAAGGAATTTTGAAGTTGTGAGCAATGGTTATGACTCCAAAGTATTGTCTCACATAATGCAAAATCAAACAGATCCTTGGCGATATAGAATTATTGCTAAGGAAAATTATTACCAACTTTTAAAACAAATTCCAAATTCTTATTTCTTAAATGAATTTGATCGATTACCTCTTTGTTTGAGACCCAAAGAGTTGAAGCGAAATGACAAAATAATTCTTGCAAATCTTGATCCAAGGAAGTATCATAATGGCAAGAATGGTTTTATAGCAGAGAATAATTCTGTATTATCACTAACCTATCATCAATAAGTGTATGACTGTCTATGACGGGGCTTATTCGGGGGAATTATGTGTAACAATAAAGATTTTGTGCATTTGCATGCTCATACTCACTTTTCAATACAAGATGCTTTACCATCTCCAAAAGCATATGCTCACAAGGCTAGAGAGATGGGTTTTCGTGCTACAGCAATCACTGACCATGGAAAAATGGGCGGTGTAATTGAGTTTGTAGAAAACTGTAAGATTCCAAGTACTACAGATCCAATTAAGCCAATAATTGGTATTGAAGTGTATACCTGTCCTGATAGATTTGATAAATCTAAAACAGAAGATGGCAGAAGAAGAAAATTAAATCACCTTACTCTTTTGGCTCAAAATGAAAAGGGTTATAAAAACTTACTCTCATTGTCAGCATTAGGAAATGATCCTGAAGCTTTTCACTATTCTCCAAGAGTTGATTGGGAATGTATTGAAAAGCATTCTGAAGGTGTCATTGCTCTTTCGGGCTGTCTTGCATCTGAACTAAATCAACCTTTGATGAAAGATGACCTTATTACTGCTAACAGTGTTGTTGATAAATTCAAGTCTTTATTTGATGATAGGTATTTTGTTGAACTTCAATATCATGGTATTGAAGAACAGAAACATAACATGGGACATCTTTTAGATTTAGCTAAAAAATATGACGTTCCAGTTGTTGCGTCAAATGATGTTCATTATTTAGATAAGCTTGATTGGGAACTGCACGATGTTCTTATTCAAATGCGAGATCAAAGAGATTCCAGATCAGGTGCTGAGAAGAAGGGTGGCAAAAAAGAAGCATACTCTTCTCACCAGTTCTTTTTGAAATCTTATGATGACATGACAAAAGTGTTTGGTGTTGGTGCACCAGAAGCTTTGAAAAACTCTGTTCTCATTTCCGAGATGGTGGAAGACTTCTTAAAGTTGGATGTTCCCCACTTACTTCCAAAAGCTAATATTCCTGATGATCCAGATTTCAGAAAATTCAAGAACTCTAAGCTTCCTTATTACAAAGATAATGAAGCTTACTTGGCATACCTATGTTTGAATGGTCTAAAACTTGCTGGTTTTGGTGCAAATAAGAAGTATTTAGCTCGGTTACATTATGAACTAACTCAGATTTGGCACATGGGCGTTACTGACTATTTCTTAATTCAACGCGAAATGGTTGAATTTATGAAAGGTAGAGACATTCACTATGGAATTCGTGGTTCTGGTGTAGGGTCATTGGTAAATTTCTGTTTAGAAGTTTGCAATGTTGATCCTGTTCGTTGGAATCTTATGTTTGAAAGATTTCTCAATCCTGGTCGTGGCACTCAATATAAGATTGATTGTTCAGAATATCCTGTGAATCAATGGATGGAGAAATATTCTCATGTTGATCAAATGCCTTTTGTTCAAAAACTCAAGAAGGTTTCTAAAATTTGGTTGAGCCAAAATCCTGACTATATTGATAAAGAACCTGACATTGAAAAAGAATTGTGGGTTTTAGAAAATCAAGGTTTATGTGCATACGTTTATAGTCTTTCAAAAATGGGGATTAAAACAAAAGTTAATGAATCTCAACTTTGGACTTCTGTTATTCTTGGTATTACGGAAGATTTGCCTGAACAAGGTTTAAGAATTTCCAAAATTGCTGCTCTTCCTGATGTCGATACAGACATTGATGATTCTAAAAGAGCAGATGTAATTGACTGGACCAAGCACAGATTTGGAGATGAGCATGTTGCACAAATCGGAACATGGGGCAGGTATGGTGCTAAAGCTGCAGTGGTTGGGTGTCTAAAATCTAGTGAAAGATTTACCAATCATCATGGAGATTACACTCATTCTGAAGCATTGAAGATATCTGCTCTTATATCCAAAAAGCCTGGATCTACTATTGAAGATACTATTCAAGAAAGTTCTGAGTTTGTCCATTATTACAAAATATGGAAGACAGAAATTGACAATGCTATTCACCTTGTAGGCACCATTTCAAACTTTGGTGTTCATGCTAGTGGTGTGCTTGTTTCATCTGAACCTATATTTATGCATGCACCTATTGAAAACTCTAAAGGAAACTTGTGTTCAGCATATGACATGAAAAATGTTGAACGCATGGGTCTTGTTAAGTATGACTTCTTAGGATTGGCAGCTTTTCAACAAATCTCATTGTGTTTACAGCACATCAAAAGATTGCATGGAAAAGTGATAGAGTTTAAAGATATCGATTTGGAAGATCCTAAGATTTTTAAGAACATTTATGCAAAAGGTAAAACTGCATCTGTTTTTCAATTTGCGTCTAAGGGAATGCAACAGGCTCTAAGAGATGTTGAAGCATCTAATATTGAAGATTTGATTGCTGTTGCTGCTCTTTACCGTCCTGGTCCTATGGATTTTATTCCACAATATGCATTTGGAAAGAAAAACCCTGAAAGTGTTCATTATGACCATCCTGTTATCAAACAACACTTGGGTGTGACATATGGAATTATGGTTTATCAAGAGCAAGCTATGAAAATGGCTCGTGATATGGCTGGATTCACTTGGACTGAAGTTGACAAATTAAGAAAAGCTATTTCGAAAAAATCAGGCAAAGACTTTGATGATGCATGTAATCTTTTCAAGACAAAAAGTATCGCAAAGGGTGTAGATGAAACAATAGTTGATTCTGTTCTTCAATTAATGGCAAAGTTTGGCGGATATGCATTTAATAGATCCCATGCATGTGCATATGCATTGTTATCATATTTCACTGCATGGTTAAGATATTATTATCCTTCAGAATGGCTTGGATCTTGTATTCAAATAGACCGTTTGGATGAAGATAAACTTGCCATATTGCGAAGAGAATGTCAAATTGATAAAATAGTTGTCAAGGAACCTAATATTAATGAGTCTGGTCTTGATACTATGGTAAACACTAAAGGTGAGATTATTCTTCCATTATCTGCAGTCAAGGGTGTAGGTGCTCGTGCTGAAGATATCATAAAGAATCAACCTTACGAAGATATCAAGGATCTTTGCTATCGTACAAGACCTAACCGAATGATGATTCAAGCTTTGGCTGAACATAATGCATTAGATTGTTTAACTGATATCTTACAATTTGAATATCTGGAAGACTTCATGGTACATTGGGATGAAATAGTTACTCAAAGAACTTTAGAAGAAAAGAATGCTGCAAGGCTTAAAAGATTAGCTGATAAAAATTCACTATCAATTGATCAAATAATGTCTAATAAAGTAAATGACAAACCAACAAAAAGTACGAATAAATTCAATACATTATTAAGTGACAATTTATTTGATTGAGGAAATGCTATGAGCAATTTATATACAGAAGAAGATGACGAAAATATAAGCGAAGAAAATGATGACACAATTCTTTTAGCTGATTTCGAATGGAAACCTTTACCAGAAATAACTCCTTGGACTGACCCTGATTTTGCTAAAAAAATTGCTGAAAGAATCAAGGGAGTTACAGAAGAAAGTTTTGCTGAAGAAGTGGAAATATGGCAATTCGCAATTGCATCTTTGCCTGTTTATAATGAATTTGAAATTAGAAGAGAAATTGCCACTTGGGATATTTCAATTCCCAACAAGCATGATTTTGATTTTGAAGCTCATGCTGCAATGTATGCATTGCAAGTACAATATAGAACAAGATTGTCCGAAATCATTGCCATAGTGTATGCTCATTATGAAATGATCTTTCAAGCACATAAAAACTTGAGAGAAATAGCAATGAAGTTGACAAATGGTACTAAACCTGATAAGGATGCAGTAGCTACTTTTACAGTAAGTCCATTTTCGGTGGCATTATCACATGCCAAAAGACTTTTGAGTTACACAGAAGCAGTATTGAAAAATATTGATTTTGCTGCAACTCAAATGGATCGATTAATGAGAGAACATCAAGCTCTTTCAAGAATCAATCAAAGCTTTAACAATGAAGGTTTGTCTTCTCTTTACAGTAAGGATCGACCATCGTTAAAGCAGTATAATAATGATAGTGCTAGTGTAAGAACTAGAAATGGAAGAATGAAATAAGTTTTCCATTTCTGTTGCAAAAGCCATCAACATATAGTAATATATTTGAAGAGGGACCTGTGTTCCCCAGAACGGAGTTTGAAAATGATTCGACGTGTTTCAGCATCTCAGATGCTTGCTTCCAACCCTGCTCGTCCGCAGCAGAATTCCTTCCCTAAGTTACAAGACATTATTGTAAACCTGTCTGTTAAAGACTCTCCTAAGGTTACTCGTCGTCTTAAACTTGTTGGCGATCCTTATATGTTCCATGAATATACCGACAAGGTATATGTGCCTAATCCTAACAACGATCCAGAACTTCGTGGCAAGACTATGAAGGTTCCATTTCCAGATGCTGATGTCAACAAGTCATTCAACCGCATTGGACATGATGATCCAGATCAATGCCCTTGGCGCAAGATGGGTTATATCTTCACAACCCAGTATGCACAGAATGTTCTTGAGCGTCAAGAAGATGGCACATGGAAAGTAAAGATTCTCAAGAAGGGTAAGGCTATCTTTTCTGAAATTGCTAAGAAGACTCAAGGCAATTACGAAGATGAAGAATGGGATGGCGAAGATGATTCTCGCCATTATGGTTCCCGTTTATCTCCTTGTGTAAAAATCACTGCCAAAGCTACTGGCAAACAACCACCTTTGTCTGTCGAATACGATGTTTACTTTGAATCCAAAAATGTTGAAGTAGATGACGAAATGGTTGAATTACTACGCAAAGCTGGTGAGCCTACTCCTGAAGAACTCGAAACTGAGCGTACACAGTATGCTCTTGATCGTAAATCAGATCCTTCAATGCCTGAGTGGAATGACTTCTTTGCATACGGTTATCCTTTGCATAAGATTTTCAAGCACACTCTTGTTAAGGGAGAATCTTCCAGTGCAGTTGTAGCAAAGCCTAAATCTGATTCAGGATATACAGTTTCTCCACCTAAAGTCTCTGCTCCAGTAGTGGAAGATGATGAGGTTGAAGAAGTTGTTCCTGTCAAACCAACTCGAACTGCTAAGGTTGCTCCTAAGCCAGTTGTTGTTGAAGATGACGACGACGATGATGAAGATTCAATGGGCTGGTTAAACGACTAATATTACTAAGGGGATGGGAAACCATCCCCTTTTTGAGGAGATTATATGGCTAAATCAAAAGATTCAAAAGACAATTTATCAGAAGTAATTAGCGCTGATCAGCTTCGGTTATTGAAACAAAAAATGAAGTCATTAGGCATTGATGAAAAATGCATCAAGTCTGGTGACACCGAAGAGATTGAGTTTATTCCAACTGGAGTTTTTGAAGTTGATTCAATTTTGGGTGCTGGTATGGGTATACCTTCAGGCACTCTTGTTGAATTTTGTGGTGAATCACAATCTGGAAAAACTTGGTTAGGGTACAAACTTATTGCCGAAGCGCAAAAGCAAGGCAAAAAATGTGCATTTTTCAATATTGAAAATTCATACTATCCTTTACGTGCAACCAGCTGTGGTGTAAGTGTTAAAGACCTTGTTCTTGTTGAAAATGTTGGTTCTGCTGAAAAGTATGGCGAACTTCTTAAGTATATGGCAGACACTGGTGATTATTCTGTTATTATTGTAGATTCTGTTTCTGCAATGATTCCACAAGATGAACTTGCAAAATCAATGGAGCAAGTACAGACAATTGGTCTCCATGCTCGTTTTGTCAAGCGATTAACAAAAGATCTTACTGCTAAAACAGCTACATCTGGAACTATTGTTGTTCTTATCAACCAACTTTATATGGGTGCTGGTGCAATGCCTGGTTCCATGGTAAAGCAAGCATCTGGCGGTAATGCTATGAATTACTTTACCCATATGCGTTTATGGATTAATAAAATCAACGGAGCAAATGGTCAGGTAACCAAAAAGGATGAAGCTGGTCAAGATGTAATCATTGGCGGTAAATCAAAAGTACTAGTGATGAAAACTCGCTATGGAACTCCTGGTCTTACTGGTATTTTTAAGATCATGTTTACCGATGATGACAACACCAATCCTGTAGATGAATTTCTTTATCGTGCAAAAGCTAAAGGCTTTGAATATATCAAAGAAGTTCGCAAGAAGTTTATTTATACAAATGTTGATACTGGCGAAGTAGTAGAATCCAAAGACCCATATGAATTTGTAAAACTTCTTATGAGTCAAGCTTCTCCAGAAAAACGTACTCGTGGAGACAATTCTACCACTGCCTTTGAGTATATCTGTGGAAGACTTAAAGTGTTGGGAAAACCACTTGATGATCTTCTTGCTGCTGTTAAAAAAGGTCCACCATCAGAACTGGAAAACATCACAGATCCATTTGATGAAGAAGACGATGATGGAATCTCGTTTGATGATGCTGCAAAAGAAATGCTAGAATAAAAAAATCCCCTCTTCGGAGGGGATTTTTGTTTTACTTTTATCTCATACTTTGCAATAATGTAACTTTCTCTCTTAGTCTCTTAATTGCTTCATCGTAGATTGGTTTTGTAATTTGATCTCTTAAGAATTTATTTTTAATAAAATTAAATTTTCGTCCTGATTCTTGCCCGAAAGCAAGAGATACTAATTTGTTAATTTCTGCATCTTCTGCTGGTGTAAACTGTGGTGCTGTTACAGGTGCTTGTGCTTGTTGAGCTCCGTAAATCTGATTACTTCTAAGTTTTAAGAATTCATCAAATGCTGCTCTTTTCAATCCTTCTGGAATTTGTTCAGAAGTACTTATTTTTGTCCAGATAGCTTGTGGAGTTGTCATTGCTGAGTCATACAACATACTCATAAGAATATTATTTACAGCAGGTGGCATTTGTGTAGCTTGCAATTGTCCAGCTGGTTGCCCTGGAGTTTGAGTTGCTGCTTGTTGAGATTTTAAATTCCAGAATCTAAATGCTAAAGCTTGTTCTGCTAAAGTGAAATTCGCTACTAATTTTTGCAATTCATCAAACGATTTAGCATCTCTTGCTGCGTTGTATGCTTTTAATTGGTCTAATGATGCTGATGCAGGTAATCCTGTTTGATTGGCAGTTTGTGTTGCTGGCTGAGGTTGATTTTGTGCTCTTAGAGCTTGAGTGTCTTTGAGAATTTTTTCTTCAGTTGTGATTTGTCTTTGCAATTCTTGCATTTTGACATAATTTCTTGGTTCTGGTTGTGCCTGTAATTTGATTAATTCTTCTTTTAATTTTTGAATTTTTTGTTCAGATGGGATATTTCTTTGCTGAATTTCATTCCCTTGTTTTCTGCCAATTTCACTTCCCAATAAAGTTCCAATTGCAGTTCCAACAGGACTCTTAAAGGCAGCATTACCAAGAGCTCCACCTATAGCAGCTCCTTGCATTTGTGGAGTAAATAAATTGCCATTTCCAGCCCCCATATTACCAAAACCGCCAAAGCCTTGTGGGTTCATATTTGGAAATTGAGCTAATCTTACAAGATTGTCAGCTTCAGCATATCTTCCCAACTTGTCAAGTTCTTCAGCAACAATTATAAAATCAATATATTCATTTAAATCCATGACAAAATTCCTAATAAAGAAAAGATTCTTACTCTGGTTTAAGTTTTATACGTTAGTTGCTAAAGTTCCTTTAATGTGAGATAATCACAAGATGGAAGATCGCAAGGCATATTATAATCAATTTACTCGTAATTTATCTGATAGTAACATTGCCCAAGAATATTATGCTACTAGAAATTTATCCAAAAGAATAGTAGATGATAATTTAGTGGGATTTTGTCCATCATATTCTAGATATCATTTTCCATTATTGAGGGGAAGATTAATAGTTCCCATTTGTGATGTTGATGGAAAAATTATTGCTCTAGCTGGTCGCCAAATTCCAAAAGCAGCAGAAATGACTGTTCAATCATTTTGGGATTCATATAGTCATGAACCGGCAAAATGTCAAGACAGAATTAATAAATGGAATAAAGGCAAATGGATAAATGAGCCTTATCAAAAAACAAGAAATTTATTTTTTCTAAATAATGCTAAAAAAGAAGCAATTATAAGAAACTATATCATCTTAGTAGAGGGATACTTTGATGTGTATAGTTTTTACGATAATGGGTATCAGAATACATGTGCATTGTGTGGCACTTCTATATCAGATTATCAAATTGCTTTAGCAGCAAGATATTGCGATAATATTATAGTGATAATGGATTCTGATGATGCTGGTAAAATTGCATCAGAAAAAATACTATCTAAAATTAAAGAATACTCTTTAAAAGCTCATAGGGTTTTATTGCCTAAAGGTATGGACCCTGATGATTTTGCTAGCAAGTATGATATTTCTTTTTTAGATGAGTCTATAAAGGAAATGATATCTTCTGGTCAACAGGACTTATTGGTAAAAATATAATGGAAACAATTTGGAAACTCAAAAAAGCTGATAATGGTCTTGTAGACGAGTTAGCATTTGATCTTGAAATGCCAGCAACAATTGCCAAAGTTTTAGCAGTAAGAGGAATCACAAATCTTGAAGATGCTAATGATTTTCTTAAAACAGAAATCAAACATTTGCACAACCCGTCATTGTTGCCAGATTTCAAACCTGTTGTAGACAGAATTAATTATGCTATTGACAATCAGGAAAAGATTTTTGTATGGGGAGATTACGATGTTGATGGAATCACTTCCACTGCTATTGTTGTCACAGCACTTAAAAAGATGGGAGCCAATCTTGAATATAAAGTTCCCCACAGAATGGAAGATGGATATGATATCAAAGTTCATTCTGTAGATGAAGCCATTTCTCGTGAAGCTAAATTGCTCATGTCTGTGGACTGTGGAATTGTTGCATTTGAAACAGCTGAATATGCTAAAAAATGTGGTTTAGATTTGATAGTCACAGATCACCACCATCCTTCTGATGATGGAAAAATACCAAATTGTATTGGGGTTGTGAATCCTAACAGAGATGACCCTAACTATCCTGGAGAACATTTCAAGTCTCATAAAACTGAAGATTTTAAGAGATATCCTTTTGATTATCTTGCAGGGTGTGGTATTGCATTTAAATTAATGCTCGGATTAGCTAAAACTCGCAAGATGGATATTATGAGTTTGATAGATGATCTTATTGAATTTGCTGCTTTGGGTACAGTAGCTGACGTTGCTCCAATGTTAGATGAAAATCGCATAATTGTAGACTATGGTTGTAAAATTTTAAGCAGAAGTACAAAACCTGGAATACAAGAACTTTTACGAGTTGCTGGAGTCAAGGAAGTCACCACAACAAGTATTGGATTTCAAATAGGTCCAAGAATTAATGCTATTGGAAGATTGGCTGATTCTGGAACAGCTTTATCTTTGTTATTGGCTGAAGATGATTTTATTGCAAAGTCTTTAGCAAATACATTGAATAATGCAAACACTAAAAGACAAAAACAACAAGAAGAAAATATTGCACAAGCTGTAGCATACGTTGAAAAAAACTTTGATTTAGAAAAGGAACATATACTAATACTTGGTGCAGATGATTGGCATCCAGGATTGATTGGTTTGATTGCTGGGAAAATAGCAGAAGTTTATAATAAACCTACTTTAGTGTGTTCTTTTAAAACTGATGGATATGCAAAAGGTTCTTGTCGTTCCACTCGAAACTTTAACATCTTGAATGCATTGAAATCTGAAAAAGCATGGGCATTGTTTAAGAAAAGAGCAGATGGTTCAACTGTTTGTGGTGGACATGCTTTTGCAGCTGGATTTGAACTTGCTATTAATAATATTCCAGCAATGAGAGATGCATTGAATGAATATGCATCAAATGTTATTGGTGATCCAACAAATATAAAAGAGATTGAAGTAGATTCAAAACTCATGTTTGGTGATCTAAATTATAAAACATACAATCACTTATTAAGATTGGCTCCTTTCGGTGCTGAAAATCCAAATCCCTTATTTTTCACCAAGGGTATTAAAATATCAGAATTAAAACCATTATCACAAGGCAAGCATTTAAAAATTAAATTTACAGATGGAAAATCTTGGATATCTGCAAATGCTTGGCGCAGAGGTTATTTAATTGATAGTTTTAAGGTTGATGATGTAGTAGATCTTGTTTACACTCTTGAAATTGACACATTTACTGGTAAAAATAGCTTAGTGTTGATTATAGAAGACATCAAGCATTCAAAGTAGTTTACAAATCAACCCTCCAGCACTATAATATTTTTATTATCGGGGAGGGTTCTTTTGTGTTAAATGATATAAAGCACCTAAAAGTTCAAGAAAATTTAGAGCAAGCAATTTTACGTTATCAAAAATCATTAGTTTCTGGAAATAAGATTCTAATAGACAAACACTATAAAGATATTTGTAAACTTTATCCACCTATGCTACATATGCAAGAGTGGTGGAATCAATATCATTATTTATATGATTCTCAAGAAGATTTTGCTCAAGACTATATTAGAATTTTCTGCAATGTTTTGTCAAACTGGAAACCAAGAGGAGCAAGAAAAAAGTCTCGCTATGATGGTTCTGGTGAATTTAAGAATTATTTTATTGGCGCATTACAACATAATTATATCAATTTAGTTAAAGCTGACAATGCTGGCAAAAGAAATCCATCACAAAAATGTCCAATTTGTGAAAAATGGGTAAATCCACTTTCCACACACATCTTAAATCATCATAGTGAAATTCTATGGCTTCATTTAGAAAATATTAATATTCATTTAGATAATATTTCTCATTGTCCATTTTGCAAGTCTCACAAAATGCCAAGAACATTTGAATGTCTTCCAGATTGTGATAATAAAACAGAAAATGGTTGCGAAGTTTGTCAAAAAATTATTACTCTTTTAGCATTAAAGAAACATTTTTTATCAAAACACTCTTCTATGTTATTTCAAAAATTCAATGAACTCTATCCAAATTACCAAACAATTTCACCTCGTGCAATGAGTGTATACATGTCTGAAGAAGATGACGATGAAAATTGTTATTATGATCATGTAGAAGACAAAAATAAAATCCAAAATCTAATGCGTTACAGCATGAACGAAATTGAATTTAAAATTATCAACTCAGCATTAAGCGGTACAAAGGATATTAAGTACGATCCTAAAGTTTACAATTGTACATTAACTGAATTTCAAGAAGCACTTGAAAATGTAAAGAATAAGATGGCTTTAGTTGGGCTAGAAGGATAAAAAAATGGATATAATTGAAGAACCAGTAAACAAAATTGCAAACAATGAAAAGAAACCAAAAATTACAGATCCTAGGATTCTCAAAGCACGAGGTGGAGATCCTAATGATCCTGATGATTCCAGAAGACCAACTGATCCTATAGGTTTATCAAGAAGCATTTTGCATGTTTTAAAAGAACATGAGTATGTAAGAGTTTTGTCTGTGGGACCAACTGCTCTCTCTTCAGTCATGTCAGCATTTAGATTAGCGTCAAGAGAAGTAGAATCGTTAACAAATGGCTCTGTTCTTATTTGCAGACAATCGGAATATAGTGCAGAAATTGCGGGGAAAAAGGCAAAGGGTATATCTACCAGAATCTTCGCAATTGACATAAAATTTGCATTGTAATGAATAGTTTGGCATTAAGACGTGCATTGAAAATAGCATTTGATGATTGGAAATCTGATCAATCAAAACCTTGTTTTCATTATGCTTTTGCCATAAGAAAAAATAAAGTATTAGTGTGGGGCAAGAATAACGAAACATCTGGTTCTAAAAGTGCCTTGAGAATAGGACGAATGTGGAACATTGAAAAATGGAAAAACTATCCATATATTCATGCAGAATGTGATGTTATATCCAAATTAGATTTATCAAGTATAGAGGATGATCTTATTATATTAAGTATCAGAATTAATAGACATGGCAAATTTAGATTGGCTAAACCTTGCCCCAATTGTGAAAAAGCCTTGCAAATGGCTAAGATAGAACATGTTTGGTGGACTGATACAGATTTGCTAAATGAGAATCTAATTTTACGCTGCAGTGGTGATAATTACTATGAATTCAAACGACTCAGAAAAACTCAAAAAAGATTTAGTCAGGAAGCTTTTGATTGGTGAAAAACTACCAAGTGATTTAACATTTACTCAGGAATTGTCTTCTGGTGATCAGAATATAAAGTACAGATCTTACACTCCGTGGACTACATTGAGAAGTGTTGCCATGGCGTACAAAGGTGAATTTAATATTTCATTTAATAAAGTGAAAAATACGTTTTTTGAAACTAATAATTTGCAATCTCAATATATATTTGATGCAGCATTTATAAAATGTGCAAAATATATAAGCAATGTCACTGAAAAAGATTTTAGCGAAGTTGTCGATGATATGGTAAACTATCTATTGAAACGAAACATTGCTCAAAAGAATCTTTTTGAAGTGGTAGAAATATTACGCAAATTAAGACCAGAAGCATTGGAAGATGTTTGACTATTAGAAAAATAACCCGCACGATAAATAACAGGAAGGTATATAAGAATATCTGATAAATTGCTTCAGATATTTTTTATTGTCAAAAATTATGGAAAAGATACTAGAAGAGAATAAAAATAGGTTTGTTTTGTTTCCGTTACAGCATCATGATATTTGGGATTATTACAAGAAAGCTCAACAAGTTTTCTGGACAGCTGAGGAGATTGATTTATCCCAAGACTTGACAGATTGGGATAAATTGAATGAAGGTGAGAAACATTTTGTCAAGCATGTCTTAGCATTCTTTGCTGCATCTGATGGCATTGTAAATGAAAACTTAGCTGAAAATTTCGTTTCTGAAGTGCAGTACACAGAGGCTAAATTTTTCTATGGTTTCCAGATTATGATGGAAAACATCCACTCAGAAACCTATTCTCTTTTGATTGATACATATATCAAAGATAAAGAAGAACAGAATTATTTATTCAATGCAATTGATACCGTTCCAGCTGTTCAGAAGAAGGCAGAATGGGCACTTAAGTGGATTGGTTCTGAATCTTTTGTCGAGCGCCTTGTTGCCTTTGCTGCTGTTGAGGGAATTTTCTTCTCTGGATCTTTCTGTTCAATTTTCTGGCTAAAGAAGCGTGGGTTAATGCCAGGTTTATCTTTTTCCAATGAATTAATTTCCCGTGATGAAGGTTTGCATACAGATTTTGCTGTTCATCTATACAATAATCATGTTGAAAATAAATTATCAAAAGAGCGATTAATTGAGATTATCGATTCAGCTCTTGTTATTGAAAAAGAATTTATCACAGAAGCATTGCCAGTGAGCTTGATTGGCATGAATTCAAATCTTATGAAGCAATATCTTGAATATGTTTCTGATAGACTACTGATGGATCTTGGTGTTGGCAAGATATACAATGCTGAGAACCCGTTTGACTTTATGCAAAATATTGCTATGGCTAATAAAACCAATTTCTTTGAGAAGAGAGTGGCTGACTATGTCAAAAGTGGTGTTGGTGAAGTTAAAGAACAAATCTCATTTGACGAGGATTTCTAAGTATGGATATTTTAAAGCGCAATGGAACAAAAGAGCCACTTAAGCTTGAAAAAATTGGCTCCAGGATTAAGAAGCTAACTTATAGTTTGCACGATATGGTTGATCCAGATCTTGTCAGCACTAAGGTTGTATCTGGTCTTTATGATGGTGTAAGCAGCACAGAGCTTGATCAATTAAGTGCTGAGACTGCTGCTTCTATGATTACTACCCATCCTGATTATGGTAAGTTGGCTGCTCGTATTGCTATTACTGCTCTGTACAAGGATGTAGAAAAAGATTTCTCCAGAGTTGCCACAAAGCTCTATGAATATATCAATCCTAAAACTGGCGAAAAGTCTGGAATGATATCTGATGAAGTATATTCAGTAATTCAAAACCATGCAAATGAACTTGATGCAATGATTGTGCATGATCGTGATTTCAATTTTGATTTCTTTGGATTCATGACATTGAAAAAATCTTATTTGCTTAAAGTTGATGGTAAAGCAGCGGAAACTCCTCAGCATCTATACATGAGAGTTGCAGTTGGAATCTGGCGTGACAATTTAGAAATGGTTCAAAAGACTTACGATATGCTTTCACAAGGTCTTTTTACCCATGCCACTCCAACTCTTTTCAATGCTGGTACAAATCGACCTCAATTGTCATCTTGTTTTTTACTAGATGTCGATGATGATTCTATTCCAGGTATTTATAAGACATTATCTGACTGTGCCAAAATTTCTCAGTCAGCAGGCGGTATTGGCATCAACATTCATAAGATCCGCGCTAAAGGTAGTTATATCAAGGGCACCAACGGACATTCTAATGGAATTATCCCTATGCTTCGTGTCTTTAATGAGACAGCAAGATATGTTGATCAGGGTGGTGGCAAGCGTAAAGGATCCATTGCTGTTTATCTTGAGCCTTGGCATGGAGATGTTTATGACTTCTTAGATCTTCGCAAGAATCAAGGTAAGGAAGAAATGAGAGCAAGAGATCTGTTCTTAGCTTTGTGGATACCTGACTTATTTATGCAAAGAGTTGAGCAGAATGGCAACTGGACATTATTTTCACCAGAACAAGTGCCAGGTTTGATCGATGCTTACGATTCACCAGATAATAAAGCTTTCACAGTTTTGTATGAACAATATGAAGCTGAAGGTAAGGGTTTAAAGACTGTCAAGGCTCGTGAATTGTGGGAAAAGATTCTTGATTCACAGATTGAAACTGGCACTCCTTATATGCTTTACAAAGATGCATGTAATTATAAGAGCAATCAAAAGAATCTTGGAACAATCAAGTCTTCAAATCTCTGTACTGAAATTATTGAATACACTGACAAGAATGAAACTGCTGTATGTAATCTTGCCTCTATTGCTTTGCCTAAATATGTCTTAATTCCATCAGGTAAAGTAAGAGAGAAGGATAAAAAGCTTCGCAAGTTTGACTTTAGAGCTTTGTTTGATGTTACTTATCAGGCTACTGTCAATCTCAATCAAGTAATTGATATCAACTATTATCCAACAGAAGAGACATCAAATTCTAACTTCAAACATCGTCCTATCGGATTAGGTGTTCAAGGTTTAGCAGACACTTTTGCTATTATGGGTATTGCTTTTGATTCAGATGAATCCCGTAAATTAAACAAAGATATTTTTGAGACTATTTATTTTGCAGCATTGACAGCTTCAAATGATTTAGCAAAGAAATACGGGTCTTATTCTTCATTCGAAGGATCCCCAGCGTCTCAAGGGTTATTGCAATATGATCTTTGGGGATTAACTGAGAATGATCTTTCAGGTATGTGGAATTTTTCAGCACTTAAAGAAGAAATTAAGACACACGGTTTGAGAAACTCTTTGTTAGTTGCTCCTATGCCTACTGCTTCTACTGCTCAAATTCTTGGGAACAATGAATGTTTTGAACCATTCACTGCAAACATTTACAAGAGAAATACACTTTCCGGTGAATATGCAATTATCAATAAGCATTTGGTTGAAGATCTTGTCAATCTTGGGATATGGAGTGACAATATCAGAATGAAGCTTATTATCGACAATGGCTCTGTTCAAAATATTGATGAAATTCCAGCAGATATCAAAGAAGTATATAAGACTGTTTGGGAGATTAAAGGCAAGTCAATTCTTGAAATGGCTAGGGATCGTAATTATTTTATTGATCAGTCTCAGTCATTGAATATGTTTATGGCTGAACCCACTGTATCCAAGCTTTCATCTGCTCATTTTTATGGATGGAAAATTGGTTTGAAGACAGGTATGTATTATCTTAGAACTAAACCAAAGGCTCAAGCTCTAAAGGGATTGGGAATTGATGTTTCTTCCATTCAACAAACTGAAAAGAAGATTGAAATAGAAATCAAGCCTATGGAAGAAGAGGTAGATGCTCCTCAATGTAGGTTAGATAATCCAGATTGTGAAGCCTGCGGGTCATAAATAAAAAAGAGGGGAGAGATCCCCTCTTTTTTTATGACATTAGATTTATTTTGTGGTAAAATCGTTTTATGGGAAAACCAGTAGTTAGAGAAGTAAAGATTTTAGATGCAGTCTTAAAAGAAGAAGAAGGCACTGAAGATGAACCAAAAGTTGTTCAATACATTTGGTTACAATTGCAAGATGTCAAATCAGATGTTACATTAACGAGTACATTATCTTTGGATGATGTCAAAGAACTTACAGGGATGGATCGACATTTAGCTGGAAGAGAATTGATTAATTTCACAATAGCTCTAAAATCTAGAGAAGCTCCATTATCTTTGATATTCAATCCAGATGATAGAGAAATAACTGCAGATATGATTAAGAATGTGGAAGGTATTTAAATGGCTACATCAGGAAGTGGACAAGTTTTAGTAACAAATGCTAATATTAAACGTGCAACAGTTGAGATTAAGGCTTTTCGTGAAGAAGCTATAATTCCAAAGAAAGCAACTGAAGGCGCTGCTGGATATGACTTATGTGCATGTATTCCAAATTACACCAATGGGATGATGATTCACCCTGGAAACTCATTGATTGTTCCTACAGGGTTAAATGTTAACATTCCTGAAGGATACGAAATTCAAATTAGACCTCGTTCTGGATTGGCTGCAAAGCATGGCATCACAGTTCTAAATACTCCAGGAACAATTGACTGTGATTATTCAGGAGATGGTGAAGATTTTGAATTGAAAGTTATTCTTTTTAATCACAATCGCATGCCTTTTGCTATCAATCATGGTGATCGTATTGCACAAATGGTTGTAGCCAAGCTTGCAGAACATGATTTAGTTGTAGTAGAAGAATTTAGTCAAACAGCAAACAAGTCTCGAACGGGTGGATTGGGAAGTACCGGAAAGTAATGTACTCTGAGGTAAATAAAATGTATTCAGAATTTAAAAAGTTTGTCAATCTTATTGGTCATGACATTACAATCTCAGGTTATGGAACTTTGACAAGAGCAGAAAATCCGTGTCGAGTGATAACAAAACAAAGAGTTATTGGTAAGGTAGCTGATATTCCAATTGTAGAAACCCAATTTGAATCTATTGAGAATCTTCCTGAACCAGAAAATGGTGTATATTACATTGTAAACAGAATATCAATGGATTTTATTCCTTTTGATAGAGAAGATGTATTATGTGTAGACACTGGTCCATCTGCTGTAAGAGATGAAGATGGTCAAGTTGTTGCAGTCACTCAACTAAGCTTCTAAAAGTTTTAAACCCATCGAAATCGATGGGTTTATTTTTTATGGTAATATAAAACGTGGAAACTGAATATACCGAATCTTTAGAAAATAAAAGTTTAGCAGAAAGATTACAAGAGAGATATCACCCATTTATTGGATATGTGGATCTCTCTAAAATTTATTTTGCTGAAATGATAGGTTATGAACCTAAAAATGCCAAGCCATATGTCATGAGTGGAGTAACCCAAGGTTGGGTAAGGCAAGTATTAAATACTAATCCAGAAACACGAGGCAAAGATTACTGCTTTGCTGTATGGCAAGAAAAATGGTCCCTGCTGGAAGATACTAAAAAACAATGGATTATTTTCAAAGCAATTTACTCTGTTAGTCCTCAAGGTGATGGTAAAATAAGAAACTTTGATGTAATGGATTATGGATTCATAGTGGAATATTTTGTTCATATGGGCATGGGACCTTATTGGGAAATAAAAGAAGGTTTGCCTGATTTACTTAAATCTCCAGATCCATTACCATTAATTATTCCTATGGAAGATGACTAATGAGTTTATATAATAAATATCGACCGCAAAACTTTAATGAGATTTTGGGAAGTAAATCTTCTGAAATACTAGAGCAACAAATTGCATTGGGTAAAACTACTCATTCTTATATTCTTTCAGGTCCTCCAGGTACAGGAAAGACAACTCTAGCTCGTGTCGCAGCAAAGAAGATGAATTGCACTTCAGGCAATGAGAGTTGTGAATGTGATTCTTGTAAATCTGTAGCAAATGATTCTCATCCTGATGTATATGAAATTAATTGTGCTGTAAATAATGGTGTTGATCATATACGGGAAAATATTATTCAACTTGCGCGGTTGTCTCCGATGTACAAGTATAAGATTTTCATTTTAGATGAATGTCACATGCTTACCACTCAAGCTCAAACTTCATTAATTAAGATTACAGAAGAACCTCCACCTTTTGTGAAATTTTTCTTTTGCACAACTGAACCAAGCAAAATACTAAGAGCAATCGTTACTAGGTCTCAAATATTTCCAATGAGAAAGCTTTCAAATGTAAATCTAAGAGACATTATGATTGGTGTTTGCACAAATGAAAGTTTCAAATATGATATTGAGGCACTAAATTTGATTGCCGTTCAAGCAGATGGAAGTGCTAGAACAGCTCTTTCTATTTTAGATCAGGCATCTTTGCAAGAAATATCTGAAGAAAATATTAGAGAACTTCTTGTCATGTCTCCAAAACAACTATCATTTGATTTAGTTTATTCAATTCTTAATTGTGATCGAAGCGAATCATTTAGAATTATTTCTACTGCACATCAAGAGGGGAGAAGCTTGGGTTCTTTGATATTAGATTCATCCCATATCTTAATGGAAGCATTTAAGTATAGATTGGTAAGAATGAAGAAGGTAGACAAGGATGTTGAGATTGAAAATATAAGCAAATCTGTTCCTAGTACTTATTTAGTTGAGTTAACGGAACAGTTGTATAACATATCTTGTAATATAAGGCAAACTGTTTCTGAGGATATCGTAGCAATTACCGGAATTCTCAAAGTAATCGACTGGTACGCGAAAAAAAATTCTGCGTAAATAGTATTGTAAAAAGTAAAGTGCCTTCGGGAAAAAAATGGCAACCGAAGACCCAAGAATAGTAGACATCGTTAGAAAAGCTAAAAGAGGAGAAAGTAAATCTTTTAATTACCTCTTGAAAATGGTTGAGCCTGATCTTAAAAAAATCTGCAACCATTACTTTATAGTAGGTGCTGATAGAGAAGACGTAATGCAAGAATTGCGGTTGGGAGTTTACAAAGCTGTTAATTCCTATGATCCAACCAAAGATACAACTTTTAAAAACTTTTGTGTCAATCTAGTCTGTAAACGTCATTTAGCAACAGCAATCGCAAGTGCTAAAAGAATGAAAAATTCAGTGTTGAATGATTCTATTTCTTTAGATGCACCTATTATTTTAGGTGACGATGGAAATCTCCAAACTTTGGCTGATTTTATTCCTGAAAAGAAAAATCCATATGATGAATCTCCTGAGTGCGATTTAGTTCTTGATATTATTGGAAGAGAAGAATATGATTTAACTTCCAAGAAACTAATTGATAAACTAACTCCTTTAGAAGCTGAAATTTTCAATGAATATGGAATGAATTCATCTTACAAAGAAATTTCAAATTCATTAAATGTTCCTCCCAAATGTGTTGATAATGCTCTTACTAGAATTCGTAAAAAAGCTAATGAAGTGTACACTCAATACAAAAAGGATGAGAACGATTCACTGAACAAAAAATAAATACAACTCTTGCTAACATCTCTGCTATGAAGTAGAATGTGCGTATGGAAACTTCAATTGTTGATGTAGTTATCGGTATGCAGTATGGGGATGAAGGCAAAGGAAAAATAGCCAATCAAATGGCTTTATCTGGTGAATATGACTACGTTATCCGTTTCAATGGAGGCGGAAATGCGGGTCATACAATTTACCTCAATGGAGAGAAAATTGTTACGCATCTTGTTCCTTGTGGTATTCTGCATGGTATTCCTAGTGTCATCGGTAATGGTTGTGTTATCAATACGCAAAAATTATTTGACGAACTTGGGTATCTTAAAGGATTTGGGTTTGACACATCAATCCTTAAAATAGCAGAAAACGCACATATAATTACCCAAGAACACATTGACGAAGATTCCAAAGACACAAAAATTGGAACAACTCGCACTGGAAACGGACCTTGTTACAGAGACAAGTATGCCCGTACTGGAATTCGTGCCAAAGATGTTCCTGAATTAGAACCATATCTTGTTGATATGCACAGTTTGATTTATTCTTCCCCAAAGAAATTTTTAGCTGAAGGAGCTCAAGGTTATTGGCTTGATGTTGACTTTGGCGATTATCCTTATGTCACATCGTCAAATACAGGAGTAGGAGCAGTATTAAATAATGGTTTCAATTTTAAGCAAGTTCGGAATGTTGTCGGGGTTATCAAATGTTATTCTACCTATGTTGGAGCTAAAGGATACCAAAAACACGACGAGCGATTTGAAAAACTGCGTGAGGTTGGTCAAGAATATGGAGCCACTACTGGTAGACCAAGACAAATAGATTGGCTAAATGTTGATGAAGTAAATACTGCTTGCCAAATGAATGGAATCACTAAATTAATTGTAAACAAAATGGATGTTTTAGCTCAGATTGAAAATGGCTGGGACTGGTATCAAGATGGTAAATTACATTTTGTTGATGATGAAGGTTCATTTATGCTTTGTCTTATGAATCAGATTACGAAATATAATCCAGGTATTGAAATTGAATTCCAGGGGCAGTTACATTGAAATTTAAACTTAAAAAGTCTGAGCACTTAGAGAAGTTTCAGTTATTCAATAAAATTGATAAACTGAAATTATCAACTCGTGAAAATAAGAGTATCAATGGCGATAGTCTTATTTTTCATGCACATGACAATAAGTTGTTCATATACCTAAGTACTGGTGTTTCTGCAGCATATACTTACCTATGTGATTTTGATGATGATTTTATTGATTTTGCTATAGATTGTAATATTTTTACAAATGCATTTACGAACTTTCCAACTGATGAAATTCAATTCGCATTCGTTGAGTCAGACAATCAATTGGTTTTTGGAAACAAAAAAACCAGAGTATCGTTAAAAACATCAAAAGCAGACAGCCTTGAAAATAAAATATCTAATGAATTTTTTATAAATGATAATATTGATTTCGTAAAATATGACTCAACTAGTTTTCATAATGCTATCAAGTTTACATCATTTTCATGTGCTCCAGATTTTGAAGAGCACCCATATTCATCTATAATGTTCTTTATTTCTGAAAATAAGTTCAACGCTCAATCTTCAGATAAGCACAGAATTTCTGTTTATGGCAAAAAATATGAAAATGAACAGTCCTTCTTACTAAGTAAAAATCAAGCTGAGTTGTCATTAAACTTTGTTGACAGTAATTCAAAATTTTCAATACATAAAAACAAACTAATTATCCGTAATAATGGTAATTATTTTTGCACCAATCTTGAAGTAAACTCATACCAAAGTGTTCATAATGGATTCAAGAGATTTTTTGATTCAAAATATATCACAACAATAGATGTATCTAAAAGTGAATTTCTAAAATCTTTGAAGTTCATAAACAATATTTCAGGTTCTCACTTGTTTAATTTATCAACTAAAAATAAAGAAATTATCTTAACAAGTTCAGGTGATATTTCTGGTGGTGCAGCAGACAAGATTACTTTTGATGAAGAATTAGAAGATTTGAATGTTTCTTATCTTACAAATCATTTTATGAAAATATTGGAAGTCATAAATCAAGAAAATATAAGTGCTAAATTTTATGATTTCAATTCATATACAATATGTATTTTGCAATCAGATAATTTCAATCATATAATGTTCCCAATGGAGTAGATATGAGCGTAGTATTATCTGAGAGTTCTATTTTTATTGGTTCAAAGCCAATGGCATTACAACAGTTGTCTAGCAGTCATCCTGGATATACAATTGTAAGTGTCTTCAATTTAGAATCTCAAATAAAGAATTACTCTAAGTTTTTCGATTCAGACAAACTATTTTTAGTAGATAATCCAAGCAATGATCAAATAAAAATCATAGGACAACTGAACAACAACCAATACCATTTGTTTTTCGATGATGAAAGTTTTGATGGTAGAAATAGTTTTATTTCAAAAATAAAAAAATCTGGAAAAATATTTGATTATTCTTTTCCGATGTTTGGCGATGTTCAATCTCTCAAAAGATGTTGCTACAAAGAAGTAAAAAGTTTAGATATAAAAATAGATCAGCCATGTTATGAATGGATAATAAATAATTGTCCAACATACAGAATAAAATCTAAAACTGCTGGCAATAAGAAAGAGAAAATTGTTTACGATCTTGATTTATTATTTCAAGAACTTAGAAAGCATGCATCTGTTAAGAATGAAGTAAAACTTGAAGACATTGAAAATTCTCTTTTTGACAACAACACTGATATTTTTGAATTTATTGATCACTTGATTAATAAAAATGAAGATGTGTACGATACATGCAACAATCTATGCAGCGCAATTGGCGAACAAGGTTTGCTATTAATTTTGCTTTCACAGCTATATTTTTTATTAGTAGTTTCAGACTGTAAAGAAAAAAATATTTATGATGCTAATAAAGTTGCAGAGATTTTAGAATGTAAAGATTTATTAGGCAAATATTTGGGCGAAAATTGGGTCCCTAGTGAGTTTATAATCAAAACTCAGAATCCAATCCGAATAAAGATTCAGATGGGTAAAACAACACCTTCTGTTGCTAAAATAGCATACATGATTGAGCAAGTAGTATATACAATTAAGGATTTGAGAAATAGTGGCTCTAAAAATCATTCATTATTCTTGATGATTAATAAAATCCTTAGTGTATAAAATTTTTGTGTATGAAGATCGCTACGAATATATAAATGAACTTATTTCAAAAGTAAAAGACAATGATGGCTCTGCTTTAGGAGAATTATATGATTTCTACAAGCCATTATTTATTTGTGCAATACAAAGATGTATTCAAAAAGAATTGAAATTGTCACCATATCGAGAAGATATGCTTCAAGAATCTTTATTAGTTCTTAAAAAAATAGTTGATCAGTACAATCCAAATCTTACTTATTTCTCATATTTTTTATCAACAAGAATAGATATCAACTTATATAGATCTTGTGTCGATAAATATTTAGATCATGCTGACTATGAAAGCGATGTAGTTGTTGAAGAACATTCCACTGATCCATTCAACAGGATTGAAACTGTTATTTCACTACATTCTGCAATCAATAAGTTAAATGAAAAACAAAAAGAAGCAATTGAGCTTTATTTTTTTGAAGGTTTAGATCAAGAAGAAGCATCGTTAAAGCTAAATATTTCCCAAAGTTCTTTCTCTAAAAGATTGCAGAGAGCCTTGGGAAATATCAAAGTTATCTTGGGAGAAGATTTTTTATCTTTTTGATCTGTTATGATTATAGACTGACGCAGTTTTATCTGTCTTGAATGGATCATCTGCATCAATAGTTATTTTAGATTGAGGCATTGGCTTTACAGGCTCTATTCCTGGAAAATTTCCCTTAGGTCTTTTTCTGTTTTCTGGACTATTTGGATCCGTCCCCTTTTCCCAAGTCCAAGAATCAGCTGGTAAAGCCTTGCCCATGAATGATGGAATAATTTCATCAATTTTTCTTCCACCAGGAATTGGTTTAGATTGTCCAATCATAAATTCAGTAATATCAGAAATATCGGAAGCTGTAGGCAATTCAGGTTCGACGGATGGTTTTTCTGAAGATTTAGGTCTATCAGGATCATCTACATTCAGGACATCGGGTCCTAATAAACCTTCAGCTACAGCATTGCTTATTTTTGTAAAATAATCTTTCAAATAACCTTTTAAAACAGAAGTAGATACATTTTCAACATCAACAATAAGTTCTTGACCAACTTTTATCAAATCAGTTTCTGCTTCATAAAGTTCCTTCTCGAGATTAATTCTTTTTAAATATTCGTATTCAGGAAGACTTTCTAATTGTTTTTTAAGTCTATTCTTTTTGCTAATCAAACCTTTTCTTTTTTCTCTTTTATCAGCAACTGTAAATAAATCATGAAAAATCATTTCAAGTTTTATTCTTTGCCTTGCAAGAATTTTTGATATAGCCTCAAGAGGGTCTGGTAGTTCAATTTCTGTTCCATCAGATTTTTTTAATTTACCAAAATTTTCTTTTCTAAATTCTGGTGTTTCATCTTGCATCATTAATCTTCTTAGATTAGTACCACCAGACATTAAGTGTATTTTTTCATTAACAATGTCGTGAATCCATTGTTCTTTAGCAGCTTCATATATTTTTTTAGAAACAGTTAGATTTCTAATTCTAGAATCAAATAAATTATATAAATAAGGAATATCTCCATGTACTCTTGCATACAATTCTGCCGGATCCATAATATAAGCTTCACCTTCAGTAAGCTCTGGATTTAATTCTTGCGGTTCCATTAGCATAACATCACCAACAGCAAGATATTGTAATGCATGTGCAATTTCATGTCTTCTAGTAGATTCTGTAAACCTAAAAGCTTCAAATCCTAAATTTTCTGATAGCTGTTTATGATGTTCTAAAGAGTCATATGCATCAGTTCTAATTACAATTGCTGGAACAGGTTGTCCTGAAGGTGTAGGAAACCTTGGTACAAATAAACCTCTCCATAATCCACTTACAAAATCTACACCTTGAATTTGAAATTTGGTAATATTTTTTGATTCTAAAAAAACTTTTAATTGATTTGCATCAAATTCTAGAATTATCATATTAGATGCATATTTTTCCAAATCTTCTTTAGAAATAGATGTAAATAATCTTTCTTGCTCCATTCTGTCTAAATAACTAATTTGCCATTCTGTAAAGATTTTTGCTGCAGAAACCTGCAATTCATATTCTTTCATTTCTTCTGGAGATGCATTTGAAGGTTTTTCAGGCTTTTTATATTCTGATGAGTAATCACGATTAAAATCTCTTACAAAAGGATCTAGTTTCTTAATTACATTTGTGTCTATAGCATTTTGTAATAAAGACAGTCCATCTTTTAAAATTGATTGTTGAGCTTCAATTGCTGATTGATTAATATTTTGGAGTGATGTAGCGTTTAATCTTGCCAATGCATCTTCTGAGAAATTCTTAATTTTTTCAGGATTTTTTGTTAAGTAGTTTTGCATTACTTCAACTGTTGAAAAACCCTTATACAACCATAGATCTTTTATATTTTCGCCTTGATTTTGACAATATTCAACAAACATATCATCTTTTAATAATTTTTCGATATTAGATTTAGTTAAGTAAAATGAAGATAAAAATTTATAAACAATCTCTAAAAGAGATTTGGTTATTTCATAATCATTATTATTTTTAACCACTTTGTTTCTTAGATAAAGATATATTTCTAATTGATCATCAGTCTGGACATTATAAATAATATCTTTAATAGATTTTCCATCTAAACTAGATCCTGTCAATCCATCTACAAAAGAAAATAAATCTGTAAATTTCAAACCAGAAAGAGAAAATGATTTAAGATAATCAGAAATTTCTAACAAATTATCTTTTGTGGCTATGTCACTTTTCAAATAAAATAAAACACTGTCTAAAGATTTAAAATATCCAAGTTTAGGATATTTATCAATTGCACGTTCTATTATCTGATTTCTAGCATAATCATCTGCATTAACACCATGATTTTTGACATCGTCACCTCTCATGATGTACATCATGCAACTATTTTCAATGTTAATATTATTTGCAGTTAATAAATTCAATGTTTCGTATCTCATTGAAATTAAATTTTTCATTGACATTGTCATTGCTTTTTCACTTGAAACTGGTGTGCCAATTTCGATTTTATTATAAGGATTATCAGTTTCATAATTTTTTGCACATTGAGCTAAGAAATTAGTAATGATAAGTGTGTCTGCGTTTGGAGATCCAGTGTGCCTAAGCTGATCAACTACAAACGTAATTAATTGTTTGCAAAACCATCTAAGATCAGAACCTTTATTTTTATCTCTTGAATAAATATCCAAGATTCTTGTATTTTTAGCATACTTAATAAAATTTATTAGGTCATAAACGGTAGGCATTTTATCATGAGAGTTAAAATTGTATTTTTTAAATGTATCCTGGAATGAACCAGTCCAATCGATACCCTCACTACTTAAGACATCAAAGGCTTCCATTGCCTTTACAGTTTTTTTATGAATGCTAAAATTCCACATAATACTGATATTATTTTACAATCTAACTATAATTACCTATGGAATATATTTTATAATTCTTTGTATTATATTGATATGTTCCACAAAAACCCTTGACATACAACATTCTTGTCTAGGGTTATTTTTATTTAAAAGGGGAGAAGTCACTGTGGTTGAAAAAAACATATCCGATGACATGATTTATAATTGGCGCAATGAGTTGCGTACACTTAGTGATGGCGCATTTGTTGTAGCCAGTTCCCAAGCTGAAAAATATGCTAGCCAAGGATTTTCCAAATCAGAAGTTGTAGAGTTATTAGCTGCAGACAATTTCGATTTAGAATTAGCAGACAGAGTTGCTTCTAATTTATTTAATGAGCCTACATCTGCTCAAAAAGAAGTTATTAGTGTCGCTATAGTTCCAACAAAATATGCAGATTGTATTCCGGTAATTGAAAAATCACTTGAAAAATACAGTGCAAGAGAATTTGTAAAAAGACTTTGTTCAGGTACATATTCAATCGTAAAAGCTGATGAGCGTGGTTTAGGATTTTGGCAAAGAGTTGCTGAAATTGCTAAATCTTCTGATCAAGGCAAGGGACATTTGCATGTAGCATTAAAACCTTGGGTAGAAGAAGCATTGTTAAATTCAGTGTTAATTGCTCAAAAAGAAAGTGCAGAAATTAAAACTGCATCTTCAAATAAATATGTTGTAAGCATGAGAAAAGGTTCAGCAGAAGTAGATTTATCAAATGGAACATCAACAAGTGAAAAATTTACAAAAGGAAATTATGCAGATTTCGGCATCGCAGATGAGTATATAGTTTCTGCTGCTGATCAAGTCTCTCCATATTTGAGACTTAAAAGAGCGCTATCTGATTAGTATTCATCCTAAAAAATGCACAAGCCGCTCTAGTAGTGGCTTGTTCTGCTTTGTATAAAGCCATTATGCAAGATAATAATAAAGAAGAGATTGTTGATGCTATCATTCCTGCTGTAGATAAAACAATAGATAAACCTTCTAGAATGTTCAAGGATTTGAAAGAAGGAGATAGACCCTTATCTCCTCTTCCTCCTGACAATATGAGTGATATTCAATATCCTCAGTTTATTGAACCAAGATGTTCACTTTGTACTTCAGCTTTTAGAGACTTAGCTGAACATGTATATCTTGAAAGTGGTAAAAAGCCACAATCAGTAATCAATTTTTTCCACAAGTATTTTGATGCAAAACTTAACTGGGTTCAAGTTAACACACACATGGACCAGCATTGTGATTTTAAGAAAATTGCAACTTCAGGTCTGAAGAATTATGAGCAAAGAGAAGAATTAATTGCTCCTTGGATTTTTAGAGAACATCAATTAGCACTTACAGCTTTACTTGTGGAGCTTGACGATGTTCGTGGAATGGATTGTTCCAAAAATAATGATATGAAGCTCAAAAGAGCAGCAATGGTTGAAAAACTAATTACAAAAATTTTATATCTAAAAGAAGCAAGAGATAATCAAGGTATCTATGCTATAAATATTTTTGATGTACTTGTCAAACTCCATGAAAAAATGGATTCTGAAACTGATAAAAGAATTATTAGGGAAGAAATACAAACCCTGAAGAGCAAAATTCAATCTGACAACTAATGAGAAAACCAAATCCGCAGAAATTAGCGCAACATGACCTCAAAAGTCAACTTATGCAGCAAGCTAATGAAGTTTCTCAATTCTTCAAAGACACTGGCTATGCATCTGAGTTTGACGATATCATTTTGCCAAGTGCCAGAACTGATATATCCCCTCCAAAAAAACCAGAGAAGACAAGATTTAACCCTGATCAAATCGTAGACATCATAACATTTATAGAACACCCTTATTTTTGTAATCTGAAGCCACATCCTTGGCAAAGATTGATTCTCAAGTGTTTTTATATGGGGCAAGAAGGAAATGAAAATTTAGAAATTCAAGATGTTCCTTTAGAAGAAAGAAATGGATGCGAAGGGTGCGTTTGGAAACATATCAAGGACAATGAGGAAGATACTTTAAGAAAAAAGAAACTTGGTAAAATAGTAAAACCACTTTTTACAGTTGATAACTCTCCATGTCTTGAATGCGTTAATTTAGATGATGATGTCAGAATAAAAAGATATGAAGATGCAAAAGAAGAAGCTACAAACTTTGATGCAATCAGACTTGTAGATAAATTATCAGATAGACCTGTTATTGATGGTTTTCAATCAGAAAAAGATCTTTTGTTTTCTGATGAAATAGATTCCAAACTAAGACATCAAATATACGAGAAATGTACAAATAGATACAAATTTCAAGAACTTGTACTGGTACTTGGAAGACGTAGTGGAAAATCATTCTTAGTCTCAGCTATTGCACTTTATGAACTGTACAGATTGATTTCTATGGGTCATCCACAAGCCAGATATGGTTTAATGGAATTTGATCAAATTGTTTTATTGAATGTTGCTAAAAATGAAGAACAAGCAAAGAATGCTATCTTCTCAAAAATCAAACAAACAGTACTAGCCTCGCCATATTTCAATCCATTTATTGGCAAAGACACTGAACTTGAAATGAGATTCCTTACAGACCATGATATTAAGGAAAATGAACGCCGTACTGCTCAAGGGTTAAATCCATTTTCTGGTTCTTTAACTTTAAAATGTGGTTCTTCAAGTGCATCAGGTCTTGTTGGTCTAACTTGCTGGTGCATAATCATGGACGAAATTGCTGCTATGGCAGGTGATAATCCCGATTCAGGATTAGATTACGCATTATATGATGATTTGAAGCCATCTCTTGCAACCTTTGGAAAAGACGGAAAGATGATGATGCTTTCAAACCCCAAAGGACCTATTGGGTTATTGCACGACTTGCATGAAAACAGAGTTGAAGATCCTACGACTTTGATAATGAGATTGCCAACATGGTTAGCAAATCCGAATATTGGGAAAGAATTTTTAGATAACGAAAAAAAGAAAAATCCATCAGAATTTCAAATGCAATATGGGGCTGAATTTGGTGCATCTTCTCAAGATCCTATGTTTATGGCTGATTTGATTAATTCTATGTTCAGTAGCATGAGTATGGTCAAAAGAAAAGAATATGCTGACAATATGTTTGAATATTATTGTCATTTAGATCCTGCTAGAACATCAGATTATTATGCATTGTGTGTTGCTCATACAGAGCCTATGTATGGAACTGTAGGTCCTGATAATAGACCACTTAAGCGAGTAGTTATTGATCACATTCACTTTTGGAATCCAATGTCCAAAAATCAACCAATTGACACTAGAGAAGTTGAAGATTATGTCATTGATCTTCATAAAAGATTTAGATTTAAACAAGTTAGTGTTGATCAATGGAATTCACAATCTTCAATTATAAGATTGAAAACTGCTGGAATAAATATTGTTGAAAAACATTTTAATAAACAATACAAAGAAGATATTTACACTGAATTAAGTCAATTAATTAGAGAAGAAAGAATTGACATGTATGATATTTCAGGTGGTAGTTATCTTGATATGCGTGGTGAAAGACAACCACTTAATGAAGTGCAAGAAGCTAAAATCCAATTTCAATTTTTACAAAAGAAATGGAAAGGCAAAAGATATTACATCGAGTCTTTGTCAGGATACAAAGATGACATTTGCGATGCTGTAGCTGCTGTATCTTATGAATGTTTAACATCAAAAATAATTATAAGACTTCCTAATGCAAGATTGATGAATTTAGGTGGAAGGTTTAGATAAATTTTTATGGAAAAAAACATTATGTCTTCAAATAATATCAAAACCGCACAATTTGGTGGCGTAGGTGGTGGTGGTAATGGATCACCTTTCTCTCCTGGTCGTAGCCCTTTTGGAAGGGGTGGCACCAATCGTGGTGGTTCTGAGCTTAATATTTATGTTGATGAAGACGACAGTTTTGAAAAAATTCTTTCAAAAACCCATATTTATTTAGATCAATATAATGTAAATGATGAAAATATTGAGAAACAACTTTCTGTTCAACACACATATACCGATGGTGATCTTAATTACGAATTGTCTTCCACTGAAAGACTAAAATTAAAATTAAGAATGCAACTTCACAATTACAAAAAATCTTTGGAAGACCATGCATCAAGTTTAATCAAAAATAGCCCAGCATATATCAAAGAAAACTTTCATGCTAAACCTGAACACTTAAGAACAATGGAAGAAAGTTTAGCTGAGAGAAGGCATTTTGATGACAGCAAAAAAAGAGCTCACGAATACGAAGATAAAGTTCCTGATCAAATAAAACCTCAAAGACGACATGATGTAATCTCTTCTAACAATCCAAACAGAACTGCAAAAGAATATGGTTTTGTTCATGATCCTCAAGATTATGACTATCCTGTAAAGAGACGTAATAGGTTTACTGTAAAGCCAGAAGGTGAGCCAAATAATCAATTTGATGAATATCAATTTCATTCTTTTCCAGATGGACAATATAAAGTTTTAGATGGTTTAGCAGGTTTCGAAGGTCTTGAAGAATACTTAAATGAAGGTAATCAAGCTAACAGATCTTATCAAGACACATCGGGATACAATGAAGAGACCATGCTAAGAAATCCATATCCAGATACAAAAGCTAATGTTGTTCCAATGCAAGAGATGGGTAAAAAAATTCAAATGAATCCTAAAGAAATAAGTATTTTCAATCAGCATGGCAAGTCTTTTCCTGGAAATTATTATGATTATAATGACATGGGTGGAGAAGATAAGGGTGTTGAAGAAATTTATGATGGGATTGGACTATATGGGCACTTTTCACCAAACCCAAGTTAATATGTAAAATAATCATATGAAATATGATTATCTTATTGTTGGAGCCGGATTATTCGGCTCCATTTTTGCTTATGAAGCTAATAAATTAGGTAAAAAAGTATTAGTAGTTGATAAAAGAAATCATATTGGTGGAAATTGTTATTCTGAACCATTTGAAGATTATCATATACACAAATATGGTCCACATATTTTTCATACTTCAAAAAAATATGTTTGGGATTATATAAATAAATTTGCAGAATTTAATAATTTCACTCTAAGAAATAAAGCTTTTGTAAATAATAAAATCTATTCTTTGCCAATAAATTTATCTACTATTCATCATGTTTGGAATGATGTTGTCACTCCACTTCAAGCAAAAGAAAGAATTAATTCAGATAAAATTTTATTTGAAAATCCACAAAATTTCGAAGAATATTGTCTTAGCACCATGGGTAGAACTTTGTACGAAATGTTTTTCTACGGATACACCAAAAAACAATGGGGCAGAGAGCCAAAATTATTACCAGCATCAATTGCTAAACGAATACCATTAAGATTTTCTTTAAATGATCGATATTATTCTGATGATCATGTTTACGAAGGTATTCCGATTCATGGTTACACTTCAATTTTTGAAAAACTATTATCAGGCATTGTTGTTTGGTTAGAATGTGATTACATTGTAAATAGAGATTTTTTAAACTCTTTGGCTGAAAAAGTAATTTACACAGGACCTATTGATCAATATTTTAATTACATGTTTGGAGATTTAGAATACCGAACACTCAAACATAGTAGTTACAATACAAAGATTGACATTCAAGGCACGGCATTGATGACATATCCATCTGAGGATTTTCATTTTACGAGAATCATTCAACATAATTATTTTTACAATAGTAAATCAGATGAAAAAGTAATTACTTATGAGTATTCAAAAACATTTGATAAAAACATTCCTAATGAAGATCCATACTATCCAATAAATGATGAAATCAATAATGAAAAATACGAAAAGTATAGAAATTTTGCATCTGTCAATTGTCCAAATTTATTAATTGGTGGAAGATTAGGCAATTATAAATATTTTGATATGGACACTACTATTGAAAATGCATTACAAGTTGTAAAAAAAGAATTTGCAGGAAATTTGTGAAAAATTAAGTAACACAAAGATTATGGATCTCAATATTCTCCATAAAACATTAAGGATTGCCTACATCCTAGATAGTAAGGGTAATTTCAAGTCTTCTGATTTAATTTTTGAAAAAGTAGCCCAATATTATGTAGAACAATCTGTCACTAAAAACCCAAATATTTATCTTGTCGAATATGACGAGTTGGAAGATGAATTTAAAGAGGGTGATGAGTGGAGACAGACCAAAAAACCAAATAAAATTCCTAAAGAATATTTTGATTTGGGTGGAGAAGCTGATGGACAAAATATCGAAGGGCTTTTACATGGTCCAGATAATGTTCCAGGTCCAGCGTATATAGATCCAGGCAATTTAGCATCTAGTCCTTCAATGGCTGGAGACGTAGATTCCTTTACATTTGAAGCAACATATCAGAAAAATGTAGATGATGGAAATGGTTGGAAAAATAGAATTCCACTTAGATAGGAGAACATTATGCCTTTACCAATTAAGCCAGTTCATTCTTTAGAATTACACGCAGAATTATTTGACACTCAGTCAATGAGCAATTTGGGTTTATCAGATATCCAAATTCAACTCATGGGTTCAACTCCACCACCACAAAAGCAAGCTGCTAAAGTTGGTGATCGTTATATGGAAATGCTTATGACTATTGACAAAAATGTTGATGAAGTTGTCACTGCTGCAAATCAACTTACTCATAATAGAGAAGCTAAAGTTTGCCATGTTCCTTCTGATATTACAGATAATGATCTTTTAGCACTTAAAACTTCAGGATTACTTACTGGTTACGGAAGATCAGTTTCGCTTACTGAAAAAGCTAAATTGGCTCTTAGAGATCATTATCTTAGTTCTGAAACAACAAATGAATTCAGAAAAAATAGAACCAAAGATAAATTTGATTTAAACGAAGCTAAAGCGGTAGTTCAATCAAATACAAAATTTAAAAAAATCGCTACTTGACTCTCTAGTAGTGAATTCCGTGATGAATTCGAAATCAGGTTTATGGCTGACAACGATCAAAAAAGAACTAAGGGATTGATGTTTGCAGAACCTTTAGAAGAATTGGAAGTAGTATTTTTTACATTTCCTTCTAAAGGTCAACATTCTTTTTGGAATAATAATGTAGATTTTTCTCTTAGTTTGGCATTTCTAAATAATGATTTTGAAATTTTAGATTTTAAAGATTTAGAAAAACAGAGCACAAAACTTGTTGCTCCAGACGCAGATGATGTCAAATATGTTGTAGAAGCATATAAAGGCATATTCAAAAAACTCAAAATTAATATTGGAGACAAATTAATTTTGAAGGGCAAAAAACTCATATTGGATAAAAAAACATAGAGAAATAAAACTTCTGAAGGTTTGATAGATTAAATTTCAGAAGGTTTACAATATAATTTCTTGAGGAGTTATTAAAATTATGGCAGATAGAATCTTCCCTACACATGTCAATGAAGATCCACTTGATTCAGAGATGGTTTTTCAAGGCATCAATTGGGACAATTTCAACAATAAACTAGCTGAAGTTAAAGAAGCTGGTAAAACATCAGGCAAACTTAATCCTGGATTGCAAGAATATCTTGATCAAAAGAATAAAAATGCATCTGAAGATCAAGATGATGATGATAAAAAAGATGCTAAAAAAGATGTCAAAGATGCTAAAGATGCATCTGTACAGGATATCATAGATGCTTTACCAGAAGCTGAGAAAAAGAAACTCAAATTAAGTTCAAGTATTGTTTTTAACCATCCATCACAGCTTTCAGCTGATGCAGTAGAAGCTGCAATTGCTGCAGGCGATGAAGATCTTAAAAATGCAATCCTTGCTGCAAGACATGAGAGAAGAGTTAGATTAGCAAGCAAAGTTGAGACCATTGTCAAAGCTGAAGCTGAAAAGAATCAAAAATTAGCTCAAAGAAAAGCATATCGTGAATCTTTAGTCACTAAAGTAGCAAACGATGAAAAGGCTGCACAAAAAGTGAAGACTGCAAAGACAAATACCGAATCTGGATTTAGACCAATCACTAATCTTCCAGTTAATGCTAAAAAAGCCTTTGCTTCAAAAGCATTAGCTCAAGGTTTTCCACAAGAATATGTGGATGCAATGCTTGGTAATAATGCTCCTGTTGCAGACAATACTGTAGACATCAAAAATGTAATGGCATCCAACCTTGCAACATCAGTTAAGAAAACAGCTGTTGCATCTATGGTCAAGGAAGCAACTCTTTCAGATGCAGATTACAGCAGATTGATTGATTATTGGAAGAATGACCTTGGTTACGGCGATCAAGATTGGATTGAAGCCTTGTTTACCAAGAAGTACGATAAGAAATCATAAAAAAAATCCTCAAGAAATAACATCCCAGGAGTTCTATCCTCCTGGGATTGTCTTGTAGATTATTCCAGGAAAATAAACATGAGCAAATTTAGAAAAGTATCAGAAATAGACAATATACCATCTTTCATTCAAAACAAATTTGTCGGTGCACAAGTTGACGTTGAAGAAGATCCATATGCTGATTTAAAAAGAAATTCTACCGAAAATAGATTTAAAATGTCGAAACAGCAAGTGGGTATGGGCAAAGAAGCTTCAAATCTTGAAAAGTCCTGGGAAAAGATTTCTGGCGCAGCAAAGTATGAAGATCTAAGACCTTCTTCAATGGAAGAATCTTTATTGAACAATGATTTTGGTTCAATCAGAAGATCTGATTATGGAGTTGATGAGGGATTAAATGCAAGAACTACAACAAGTGGTTTGCAAGCATTCTCTTCAGAAGAATACATGGATGCTATGCTTAGAGGCTCTGCATCTATTTTCAATCCAGATATGATTGCATTATCCCAAGAATTCTTAAATAGTCAAGAAAACACCAGTGAACAAGTAGTTGCACAAACTCAAGCTTCAAGAGAAGCTAAAGCATCCAGACACAAAGATTGGGAAGATAGAGCAATCAATACTATCAGAAAATCAAACACTGTTAATGCTAGAGCACATTCCATCCTCAGAACTTCTTCAGATACAGAATATTCATCACAATTTGGGATGATTGATTCCGATAAACTTGATCAAAGAGAATCTATGAGAATTGCTTCACAGCAAAAGCTCAGAGAAGAAAAAAATGAAATCAAATCTGCAACTGGTAGATCTTTCGAACAAAAATCACAGCAGCCAGCTAAAACTTTAAGAGATATTTATAACAATATTGATTTGAATTTTGACGATTTAGACTAATGAATAAGATTTCACAAGTACCATCTGGACCACCACCAGGCTCTACTCCAAGTACCTCTGATGCTGTGGGTGCTACAAATATGCCCCTTAATGGACAACAACAGGGACAACAAGAACAGGGTTTGACATTGAAGAAATTTAATTCATTAATGGATAAAATAATTAATGAATCAATGTCAATTGGTTTAAGTGCAGAAATTGAAAATGCAATTTCAGAATCCACTAGACCAGAGGTAAGAGAAAAACTTATAAAAATTTTAAATTCTTCAAATTTAAATGGTGATAAAAGAAAATTAACAAGAAATCCTGACAATTTAAATCAGAGAGATCCTACACCAATTGAATTAGCAAAAAAATACAAAGAAGAAGTTAATAAACTTGTGAAAGGCAATGCCGTGTACAACAATAGAACAGCTCAACAAGCAATAAAACCCAAAAAGAAAACCAGAGGTAACCCATTCAGAGTTTTGATGGGTAAAGTTGGTAAACTTTTAGATCATGGTGTTGAGAAAAATGATATTGTTCGCTTTTTAGCAAAACTTAAGTATTGGAACAATGAAACAGTTGAAAGAGCTGTTGATATTGTTCGTGATTATAATAAGAAAAAAAATCGTGATACTAAAAAAGAAAAATCTATCAAAGAACAAAAAAATATCAAAGATAAGATTGAGAACGAGCTTGAAAAGCATGCTGAGACCGAAAATATTATTCGCACAGCAGGTTTAGATTATGATGCTGAACCAGATTATTCAAAGTCTTCTACAGCAGAATTGATAATGAGAACAATGTATCTCTCAGATTTACTTGTTGTTGATAAAAATACTAAACAAGGTGACTTTAAAGATCCTGTTAGCAAAAAGGGTGTTGCTCAAAAACTATCTGCTATCAAAAAAGCTTTAACTGATAGAGGCTTCGATAAAGAAGAATTAGAAAATTTAGGCTTAGGAAATTAAAATGGATAGCTATAAGATCAAATTGCATTCTCATAACCCAGATGTTGCTGAAAAAATAATGGGCAAAATTGGAGCAGAAGGTTTGATCAAATTGCTACAAGATGAAGTAGCTTCGCTTCAAGAACATATATCAAAAAGAAGTTTTATTCCATCCGAATCAATATTTGGAAAATTAATGGAAAAAGATTTTGATATTGATGACGCTTTGGTCAAAGCATTTTTTGAAATGGATGGTCCAGGCAAAATTAATAAAATGAGAAAATTGAGACCAAATGAAGCGATCATTAAAGTCTCCTCGGATTTGAACAAGCTTATGAACATTAGAAATTCACAAGTATGTGCATTACTTAGACATGCATACAATTCATTGCAAAATGCAGCAGGACATGATTCTGAAGCTATCAAATTTGAAAAAGTTGCATACAAACTAGAAGATAAATCTAGAGGGTCTTGGCAATTAGATGCATTAGAAACTCTTGATGAATTACTTAAGGTTGTAGAATCTAATAATTCCTCAATGATCAAAACAGCAAGAAATCATGTCTTAAAAGGTGATTCATTCAATTATTCAAAAGCTATTGCAATTATCAGAAATCAATTTGAATCAATTACACCTTCTTCAAATGTAAGAGTTGCATATACAACTTTACAAACTCAATTCAATGAACCTTATTTATTATGCCCTAAAGGCATATTTCAAGGATACAAAAGCGCTGTTCCAATGGAAGTCAGCAAATGTAGAGATCATTGTATTGACTCAAGATTAGCAAAAGATGGCACTGTATCTTGTGCATATGAAGCATGGTTGAAAGTATCATTCCAGCCACAAGAACAAGTCATGGCAAGATTGAATGTTCACAAGCATCCTGACAATGAAGCGAATGCTCTTGAACTCAACGAAGGCGAAAGATCTAAGAAATTAACAGAAGGTGAAATACCTTTTGAAACAAGATTTGAAAAAAATCAAAAAGGTTATAAAAGAGATTCACTTCCAGAAGAATCTATTGAAAAGAGATTAGAATCTTCAGGTCACAGAAATGTTGAAAAGACAGTGAAGAAAGCTCAATCAATTACTGATAAAACAATTGAAAATCAATTGCCAAGAACCAATGAGCCTAAAAAAGATTTTTTAAATGAATTGATTGAAAAATTACACACATCTGGTGATGAATTAATGAAGACAAGACAAGAACAGCTTGGGAAAGATTCATTATATTCTCACAAAGATGAAATGGATGAGTCTTTTGCTAAACAATTAAATGATTTTTCTTCAAATGCTATTGACATCAAGAAAGAAATCAATGATGAGGCAGGAGATGGTTCTGAAGATTCAATCTCACATCTTTTAAATAAAACAGCTAAAAAAGATGTCAAACTAGATGAAAAATTAGAAGAATCACGCAATAATCCTAAAGATATCAAGCCAAAAAACGAACAATTAGAAGATAGAAGAACTATCAAGAATGACAAAGATATTGATGCTTCAATTGAAGCACTTTTAGAAGAAGAAGATTATTATGATCTTTATTCTGAAGAAGAATTAGAAGATTTTGTCAATAAGTTAAAAGATGCTGGCATAGATACCTTATTAGAAGATAAACGAAAAAGTAATTTAGAGTATTAATATGTGGTACAGAATTGCTAAAGATGGAATTGGCGGGGGAGTAATAAATCCTCAAAAACCTGAAATGTCAGGAGAAATGATTAAGTTTCTTTTAGACCAAGGAAGATCTTTAGATGACTTTTATATTGATTCCAAAACAAATCAATCTCAATTATTCGAAAAAATTGTTCAAGATGTTCCACAATCTGATATAGAGGCTAATGACCCTAGATTTCAAACTTTGCAAAGTCAACTTGAAAATGGAAGACATTACGAAGAAGACTCAATAAACATGTTGCAAGTTGAAAAGGGCAAAGGCGGGATGAGTATGAAAAATGGTGAAGGAACCATACAGTACAATTCTGGTAAAGGCGATCCTTCAGTTTTTTATGACAATTTACCGTCTAATAAAACTCTGGTATAATACTTGTTATGGCAAATAGACTTTCATTGGCAGCTGCTATCAAATCATCAGCAAAATCAGTAATTGGTGAAACAACAATAAGTGATGTTACTGAAAAAAGAAATCATGCCACTAGCAGAGTTTCTCAAGGTCCAGGTCCTAATGTAAGGCAAGCATCTGTAAATTCAGTAACCACTTCTCCTAACTTTTATTCACCGTTCTTAACTCCTTCATCTTTTCAGATTCCAAATGCTCGACGTGAAGTATATCTTTGGGCAAACTGGTGGAAAAATAATGAACCTAAAGTTGCTGCTGGAATAAATTTTTATGCTACTTATCCATTTTCAGGATGGAAACTTGAGTGTTCTTCCACTTATGTAAAAGACTATTTTGAAAAATTAATTGAAGTTTTAAATTTCCAAAAATGGCTCCCGGAGATTTCCAAAGTCTATTATTTATTGGGTGATGCATTCGTATTAATGTCAATTGATTGCCCTCATTGTTTTGGATCAAACTGGGACAATGAAAAAGGCGAAGAATGTCAACATGACGGAGCCACTTGGAAATCATGTTCTATCCTAAATCCTGACAGTGTTTTAAAATCTCCAGGGATGATTGATCAACATGGATCATATTCTTACAGACCATCTGCAGAAGAAGTAAGAATTGTCACAGAACGTAGCCCAAAAGAAGTATATGAAAATATCCCTGATGGTGTAAAGAGATTGATACAAAAGGGTGAACCAATCAAATTAAACCCAATATCAATTCATCATTTTAAATATGGCTCTAATCCTTGGGAAGATTATGGCACATCTATTGTAAGACCATTGTTTCAAACATTAACTTACAAAGATAAACTTAGACAGGCTCAATATATAATTGCTGAAAGATTAATCATTCCTGTTAAGGTTGTCAAAATAGGCTCTGATACTCGTCCTGCATCTCAAGAAGATATTGATAGCGTTCAAGATGAATTGTCATCTTTGGCAAATGACCCTAACCTTACACTTGTTACTCACCATAACTTTGATTTAGAATGGTATGGAGCTAGTGGAAAAATTTATGATATCTCCAATCAATTTGAATTAATCGAAAATGAACTTCTAGATGGAATGATGCTTAGTAAAGTGTTATTAACTGGAGAAGGTCCTGCATACTCAGCTGGTCAAGTTGGTCTTCTTGCAATGGAGCAAAGAATTGAAACTTGGAGACATGAAGTTGCTAACTGGATAGAACAAAAAATATTTAAGCCAGTTTCTCAGTGGAATGGATTTGTAGTTGAAGGCGAAAGAGGACAAGACGAAATCATTTATCCTAAAATCAAATTCAATTCTTTGGAATTAAGAGATGAAACTAATAAACTTCAAACACTTGTAACAGCCAACCAAAATGGAGTAGTTTCAAATGTTTCATTAATTGAAGCATTCGGTTTAGATGTCGATCAAGAAATTGAAAGATTGAGATTTGAACAAGGTGCAACATTCATGAAGGATCCAAATTATGGTGTTCCTGAATTCAGCATGAACATTCAATCAGGTCCAGTTTCAGGTCAAGGTTTTGGAGCACAGCAAGCTCCTGATATGTCAGGAATGGGCGCACCAGGATTAGCGCCACCACTTGCTAATTCAAGAGATGAAAACTATAGATTAGCATCTTCGATGATTAATGAAATTGTTGATGAAAAAATGCAAATTCATTTTGATGGAACAACTAAACGTTTAGCTAGCAAAAGATATAAATCTGCTGCGCATGAAGGGTTTATCAAGTCTTTAGTTCCTGTAAATGGCAGAGGCTACTTGGGAAGACTACCTGATGAATATGATGGGTTGTATGGAAATATGTATACGCCTTTCTTTGGCGGAGACACTTCTAGCCCGTTAAATCATGAAGCTAAAATTGAACTTAATAGATTTTCTGTTGATGAAGATGAAAACATTAGAACTGCTGCTAAAAAGAAAATGCAGACAAACAATCCACAGTTGTTTACATCATTAGAGAAAAAACTTTATGGAATGTTGATGTCAATCAATATGCCATATCCATTGTATGCACAATATTCAGCTGGAAACACACAAGATTTTCAACTTGATGCTGCAATCCCAGCTTTGAGAATAGGTGTTGAAGCAGATGGTGAAATTTGGCACAATAACCCAGAAAAAATAGCAAGAGATAAAAGAAGAGACACCGACTTGGCATCTCATGGTTGGATTATTGTCAGATTTACAGATAAAGAATTAAATGATCATCCACAAGATTGTATAAATGTTATTGTAAATGCTATAAAGAAAAGATCAAATTTTCAACCTAATGGGCAAATTGTTTTATAAATAATTTTATTGTTTGGAGTTATTTTCCTAAACCCGTCGATTTCGACGGGTTTAATTTTTACAGGTAAAAACATTATTTAGGTAGAACTAAAGGAATTAGTTTGAGCATAAAAGAGGAAATTTTATGTATAGGATTGCAAAAGGCGGAGCTATCACAATTGATAGTTTCTTAAATGAACAAGATAGAAATATAGCCAGAGAGCATATGCTTAGGACAGCCTCATCACAAATGAGAGAGGCTGCAAAAATTGGTTTGCAATCTTTATATGCAGATCCCAAAGATGTTTTAGAAAAATATAAAGACTTTGATATTGTCAAAGAAATGAAAGCTCGTCAGGGCGCTAAACTTCTTTGGGTCAGAGCTAGAGCTATAGATGCAGACATTTGCAATGCAAATGGAGATTATTTTTCTAAAGAAGAACTTTTAAAAGAAAGAGATATTCAAGGAAAAAAGTTACCTGCATATAAGACATTTGAAGGGGTTCCAATTTATACAAATCACAAAAACGATGACATTGAACAAGCCAAAGGGATGGTAGTTTATGCAGAGTGGGATGATAAAGAAAATTGTGTATATTGTACCTTCTTCGTAGATGAAGAAGCATATCCTGATATTGCTAGAAATATCAGAACTGGAATCATTCACGATGTGTCTATGGGATGTTCTGTTGATTACGGAACATGCTCAAAATGTGGCAACAAAGCATACGATGTCAAAGATTATTGTGAATGCTTAAAAAAACACAAGGGTAAAACCCATCCAACTACAGGCAAAAAAGTTTACGAAGAAAACTACAATTTAAAGTTTATAGAGCTTTCTTGTGTAGGCGATGGTGCTTTTGAAGCTTGTGAAATTCAAGAAATTTATGATGTTGATGATGTTTTAAATCAAGCAGAAAATCTTGAAAAGAAAGCTGAACAAATCAAATCAAGTATTGTTTTAGCTCATCAAGGTGCTCCAGTAAATCCAGAATTAAGATCTGAATACGACAATTTCTTAAGATCGGCAATGTCTGCGACAAACACTGCATTGAAATTGGCACAATCGCCAGGCAACTTGGTTGGTGGTCAACTTTTAGCAGGTCCAGGAGCAAGTCAAAACTCTACAGTGGCTGCAATTTTGAATGCTTTGGGTATTGATCCAAGAAGTGGTTTAAACATCTTGGATATGATCAACCTTGCATTAAACTTCTTAGAAGTTGCTGTGATGAACATGTTTGCAAGAAAAGACAATATTGACCTCACGCATGTTCAAAAAGTAACTAAAGCTATGTCTGATTTACAGGCAACTATGCAAGACATGATTGATGATGGTGTTGATGTTGGTTCTGGTCAAAGACCACAACCATTAAATCAAGGTCAAACTCAACAAGCAGTTCAACAAGCTCCACAAGCTGCAGCGCCTGTAGGTCTTGCTAATTATTCTCCAATGGGAAATGTTGGAAGAGTAATGGATTTATCTTTACCGCAAGAAACATCTCCTGTAGGTGGCGGTGTAGCACTAGCATCATCTGATCTTCATTTTGTATGGGCATCAAATGATGGTTCTAGAGAAGTGTTTGCAAGTAATGGGTATAAAACACCTGAGAAAACAAATAAAGTTTTGTCATTTTCACAAAGTCTTTTAGAACTTAAGAATTCTATTGGATATTCAAGAGATGTTCAAAGCAGTATTGAATCAGTCATTAGAGTAGCTAATGAACGAAACAAAAATATCAAAAATAACACGCCAAAAAATAATGGGGCGGAGGGCAGAAACGAAATGGATCATTTTGCAAAAATCGCATCAGAACAAAGAAAAAAGCTTGCTGCTGCTGTAACTATCGATTTTAAAGTCGAAGATGCTGCAGGAAATAAAGTTGTTCTCTCTACAGATGGTTCCATCACAGGATTTACCAACGGCAAGAGAAATAGCTGGGAGCCTATTTTGACTGAATCTCAACTTAACATGATGGAGAATGGTCAAGGTACTAAAGTTGCTGCAGAATTATTAAATCAATATTCTGGTTTTGTAAGAACTGCATTGCTTGATGTCAAAGAAAGACTTGAATCAAGACAAGAGCAACTTGAAGAAGTAAGAACTGGTGAAACTTACGACAATCTTCAAGATGGTGTCAAAAGCAAAAATACTGGTGTTATGAATAAAGTAAGAGAAGAATTACTTGAATCCAAACAAACTGGTAAAGGCGCTGAAGATGTAAAAGAAATTTTACTAGGTGAAGCTGGACTTTATGCACATAGAGTAAAAGATTCTGAAGTTATGAAAACTCTTACAGAATTAGTTGCTGAAGTTGCTAAAGGCGTTCCTACAGAAGTAATTGAAAAGAGACTTTCTGAAAGTAGAACTGAAGGTTCTGCATCTGCTCATGAAATTATGTCTGCAACAATTAATGCACTTGGTAGATCTGTTGTTTCTGCAATGGAAACTCCTGACAAAATCATCAAAGTTGCACAAATGCTTGCAGAAGAACCAATGTTGCCTGAAATGATTGGCACCTCTGCTGCAGGAAGTGAAATGAGAGCAGATGAAGCTGATAATGCTGACTTCTTCAGCAAAGATGTAGAACCTGATAATTCAGTTGCTGCTATTCTCAAGCAACTTGGTGATGCAGTAACATCAACTATCACTGCTAAAGACTTGGCGGATGCAATCGCAGTAGTAGCAGAAGATAGCGCAATTACCAAAGAAGGCATTATGAACATTATTGGTTCATTAATGATGGACGTTAGCGTACCTTCTGAAGGCTTAGATGTTGAAGCTCCTTCTTCTAAAACAGAAGAATTAAAATCTGCTCTTCAATCAGCTGTTGATAAAGATGAAAAGTTACCATCCAAAGAAGCAATAAAGTCTGTCATTTCTGCAGGCGCTATGGCAAGTGAAGAAACTGGAACTACACCTAGTGAAGTTATCGACAGTATGCAATCAATGCCAGAAAAACAAATGATTGCTGCTATCACCAGAGCTAAAACAGCATCTTCCACCGATGCTAGACTTAGATCCAGAGAAAGAAGAGATTTCTGGGGAGTAAGAACTGCATCTGCTGACAATATTGACAACAATGTTATTGGTTGGCTCGCTGATTATTCAACTAACTTTGACATTCCTACAAAATCAATTGTTGTAGCTGCTAAGAGACTTGTTGAAGATTATGATTTGGCTGAGAAATTACTAACTAAGGCAATTCAAATCAAAAGATCCTCAGAAAGAACTGCTGGTATTCAAGTAACTCAAGATAAATCTGAATGCTTGAGATTTGTATGCACAAAAGATGATTTAGAGGGCGTTAATCCTTCTGATGATGCATTTGAAGAAACATTCAAGCAAAAGGCTATATCTGTACTTCAAGAGCATGGTTTTACAGTAGATCCAAATACTTTCTCATTCACAGATTTGATTGTCACTGCTAATGGTGACGTAACTGCTACTGTTTCAACAAGATCAACAAAATCATTTGATGTTTCAAATGGTTCTGATTCCATGATGTCCGAACATGATGCTGGACATGAGTCAGTTGGCGAGATTACTGAAGAACCAGTTGTTGTTATGACAGCATCTGCCAAAGCATCAAGAGAAGCTAAGAGAAATCAAATTCTTCTCAAATATGCACAAGTTCCGGGCATGACACCGGCAGCTCCTCCTGCAGGTCCTGTAGATCCTAATCTTGGTCAACCTGCACCAGATGCATCTGCTGTTCCAGGTGGAGATTTAGGTATCAGTGCTATGACTGGTGGGGATGAGATGAATGCATCTGATCCTAATGATCAAATCTCTGAGCCTGGTGCAATCAAGCCTTGGGGTTCAGTTTGTCCAGTTTGTGGCTCTGATGATGTAAACATTTCTGAATCAAATGCAGATTGCCAAGCATGTGGTACCACATACAAGGTTCTTCAATCGATTGAACTTGTCTCAATGGGAAGCAATGGAAAAGGCGCAGAAGAGTTACCTGATTTAGGCATGGGAGAAGACATGGGATTAGGTGCTGCAACTGCACCAACTGAAGTTCCTCCTGCTCCACCTATGGGAGCTCCTGGTGCTATGGCGCCAATGGCATCATACAAAGCTATGTACAGATTGGCTGCTACAGTTGATTCCGATGTTTATCTTAGAACAGCAATGCCAGATTTTGATAAAACAACCGAAAAAAGATTACCAATTGGTATGATTTGCCCTAAGTGTGGAAATAGAGAAGCACATAAGGTTAAAAATAATACATTCTGTTATGATTGTGGAAACTACTCAAAAACAGTTGTAAGCCAAAACAAGAAGAATCCATCAAAACTTGATGTAAATATCACTTGGATTGACTAAATATGTACAAATAGAGGAAGAAGCCATTCTTCCTCTATTTTGCAGGTAAAAACTATTTAAAAATAGAAGAAAAATAACAGTTTCTTGTAATACAAGATTTTGTATTTTAATTAAGGGAAGCAGCAGAAAATGAAAGAAAATATGACGAATGCCGATCACCAACAAAGATTAGCTGCGCTTCGTCTTGCTGAACTTCAAGTTACTGACAAGGAAGATTTTAACTCATGTGTCAATGACATGGTAAAAACTGCATCTTTAAACAAAGATGAAGCTGCCATTGTCGCTAATGCAATAAGAGCTAAATATTTACCGTCAGTTGCCAGAGAAGCAGGCATGGACGAAATGCATGTCAATAAAATGATCAATCTTGACGGTGGGGCAGAAGAGACTGCAGACTTCGCAAACGATGAAACAGAAGATGAAGAAATTGAAATGCATCAATTTGAAGATGACGAAGACATGGAAGACATGGACGAAGACATCGAAGATGATGAAGATGATTTAGAAGACGATTTAAATGATGACGAAGACGAAGTAGACGATGTTGAAGAGATGGCTACGTTTGAAATAGAAGTTCCCGCTGATATGGTTGACGTTGCACAGAAAGCAGTGCAGAAAGCGCTCGACAATCTTCTAGGCGGAGAAGATGATATGGACATGGACGTTGATCTTGATGATGAGGACATGGAAGATGATTCTGACATGGATACTGATTCAGACGATATGGATTCAGATATGGATTCAGAAGACGACATGGACATTGATGAAGATGAAATGGAATTAGATTCCGAGCCTAAAATGCACACAAGTAATGGAGTGAACAAAATGACTAAACAAGCATTAGCTGCTAGACGTGCTGAGAGAGAGGCTATTCTTAAGAAGATTGCTTCAGAGGAAGAGCAATATCCAGCGTCAGCAGGATTCAAGTACAACGAAGACATGGTAAACATGCCAGGTGAAGTAGAATATCCTTCTATGACATTAGAAGGAAGTGATGGGAATTCTCTCAAGGAACAGAACCCTTCATTTGCTGACCAAAAAGTTCCTACAAACATCCCTGATTCTTTACAATTCCCAGATATCACTAAGCCTAGCAAGTTCGAAGGTTCAGGCGATGGCTCTTTAGAGTATACAGTGGATTGGGATTCATTAGAGAATCCATCAGAAGGACTTGATGCAAAGTATTTTGAGGTTCCTACTCAAATGCCATCAATGCCACATAAGACCACTGTTGCTCAAGCACAAAGACATGCAGTCAAGTGTACAACATGTGGATATGAAACATCAATGACAGATGCTGAAATGCATGATGAAAAAACTGAATGTTCAAACTGCGCAAAGATGGAAAAAGACAACTATTCTGAAATGATGAATAAGGGCACCTATTCTGATAAGGATGCTGCAACTGTCACAGTCAAGCAAACTCCTGGTGATCAGGTCAAGTTGATGACATCTTCTTCTGATCTTGAAAAAGCCAGAATTAAAGCAGCTTATTCATGTTCAAGTAAACTAGCATTAGCTGGAATCATTGAAACATCTGAAGTTGATGCATATGCTGATCAAATGTTAAACGACAACCTTAAGGCTGACGCTATGATCAGACAAACCAAACTTCTACTCAAATCTGCACAAGCATCTTCTGAAAGAGTTGCTGCTGCAGCTGCTGAGAGAATGAGTAATACCAGAACAGCATCTACACTTGGTATTTCTACAACCCCTGCATTTAGTGGCAGCAATGTCAATAATGCAGCTCTCGACATCCAATCTGCCCTTAGAGGCACTTGGTCAATGCCACAAATCGAGGATTAGTCCTCAAACACAAATTTAGGAGAATAAAAAATGGCTATTCGTGCATTAAATTCTGCAATTGTTGCAAACTATGACACACTCGCTGGTGCTGTTATCTTTGCTGGTGACGCTTTAATGATTGAAGCTAACGGCAAGGTAGTTCCAGCTTATAGAAACAGATCTGACTTCAACAACAACTCCCTTCAATTAGGTAGATTCGTTGGTTTCTCAGCTGACGATACAGCTAGATCTGGTAACACCATGATCTTGGCTGATCCAGTTGGTGCATCTTACACCGACTCATCTGGCAACTTTGTTGCTAACAACAACGCATTCTATGTCGTTGCAAAGAGAGCAATTGCTGACTTCTTAGCTGAGAACGTCAATACTGTTACTAACCCAACAGCTGGTTCAACTGGTTTTGAAGGTCCTAGAAGAGGCGTTGCTGCATTCAACACCCCAGGTGGTCAGTTCATTACTGACAGATTTATTGGTTTTGCAACAACTTCTGCTACTGCTGATGATACAGCTGGTTCAGCATGGACACCTGCAATCGGTGATCTCTTAACTGTTGCTGCTGCTGTAGGTTCATCTGGAAAAGTTACCAAGATTGGTATGACTGGTCTTCTTTCCGGTACTGGTTCCTCACACGGCTTCGTTGTAGGTAGAGTTGACAGTTACGATTCCGCAACTGGTCTTCTTTACTTCACCCAGTTAAGTGCACTCTAATTTTAGGAAGATATTAGGAGAAAAATAAAATGTCAATGATCAAAAGAAATACAAACGAGCAGAGAGAAGCTATCATTGCGATGGCTCTCGAAACTCCTGAGGGACGCACAGCATTAGCTCAAGCTATGGTTGAGCCAATCAAGACTTCCCTTATGTACCAAGCTATCGGTAGAAAACTTCTCATGGTTGATGAGCTCCCACAAGGCGCTCTTGCAAGATATGAGAGAGATGTAGCTGTAAAGTCCTATGTTATTCCTAAGAGAGGCGCTGTTCCTTCTGCTGAAGTTGAAGCTGAAGAGCTCCTTGTCCCAACAATTGAACTTGCTGCACATCCACAAATCAGACTTAACGAAATTCGCCAAAGAAGATTTTACATTGTCGATAGAGCACAGGTTCGCGCAAAGGATTCCCTCCAAAGACAAGAAGATACAGAAGTCTTCAAGGTTGTCAATGCTGGTGTTCCAACTGACCAAGCTATCACTGTTTCCGGTACTCTTCAACCAGAGAACATCAACCTTGCGTTGACTCTCATCGAAGAGCACGAACTCATTGGTGCTAAGGTTGTTCTTCACCCACAAAGATACAAGGATATCAGAAACTGGGGTAAGGAATTCTTCGATGAGGCAACTCAAAGAGACGTTCTTATGACTGGTCTCTACGGACATATTTATTCCGCAGACATCCACGTTTCCACAATGGTTCCTAAGAACTCTGTATACGTTCTCGCACCTGCACAATTCGTTGGTGCTCTCCCAGTTCGCCAAGACATCACTGTCCTCCCAGCTGACGATCCAAAGAGACTCAGACTTGGATGGGTTGTTTACGAAGAACTCGGATTTGCATTAATCAACGATTACGCAGTTTCCAGAATCACCGTCAGCTAATTACTGACACTATATAAAATAAGGGGAGATTTTTCTCCCCTTATTTTTTTAACTATATATATTTAGCAATAGTGCCATTTGTATTTATTTTGATATCTGATGGATTGTAATCTGAAAAGAAATTTTTAATTTTCTTTTTTATATCAGGCTTAGCATAAATTAATAGAAATCCACCGCCACCAGCTCCTAATAATTTTCCACCTTCTGCTCCAAGGCTCATACAAAAGTCATACATCTGATCAATATGATTACTACTTATAGAATCACTAAGATTCTTTTTCAAGATCCATGATTCATGCAATAAATAACCAACATTGTCTATATCATTTTTCTGCAACATATCTTTGAAATTTTTTGCTAAATCAATCATTTTCGAAAGATTGTCAGATACATTTGAACTTTTTTTAATGTTATCAGATTGTTTAACTAAAATATCTTCTGCATTTCTTGGATTTTTTGTGTCAAGAAGCAAAAGATTGTTTTGTAAATGGGCAATTAAGTCTTTTGAAACATTCAATGGATTGACAAGAACATTTCCATCTTTTTCAAATATTATTTCATTAAACCCACCAAATGCTGAAGCATATTGATCTTGCTTACCTATGCATTTTCCCAATATTTCTATTTCAACATGGCATGCTAAATTAGCAATTTCATGAGTAGATAGTTTCAATCTTAAATATTTATTTAATGCACTGATCAAACCAACAGTAAATGCACTTGACGAACCAAGTCCAGTACCGTTGGATGGAAGTTCTCCCACACAAGTAATATCCAAATAACTTGTTAACTCAAAATATTTCAATACTTCTCTAACAATATCGTGTTTAATTTCACTTACATTATTAACATTTTCAGTTTTTGAATAATTTACACGTATTGATTTTTCGTATTTTTTATTAATACTAAGATATATATACTTGTCTATTGATGTAGAAATTACATATCCAGTATTTTTTTCATAATAAGATTCCAAGTCACTTCCGCCACCAAAAAAACTTATTCTATATGGAGTTTTGCTTGTAATCATAGATATATTGTACAATTGGTTATGAGGAATATCAATGATTGAAATTAAAACAGATAATCCAGTAGCGCTAGATATACCGGATCATATTTTTCCTGATGGTATATTTTTTGACAATAATACTAATCCTTTATTAATTCATCAAATAGAAAAATTTATAAATAAAGATAAAATTAACATATTGGATTTAGGGTGTGCTGGTGGACAATTTATCACAGATTTTTATAATCTTGGGCATACAGCAGTTGGATTAGAAGGTAGTGATTTTGCATACAAGAATAATTTACATTGCTGGAGAGACCATTACCAAGAGTGTTTATTTAATGTTGATTTGAGATATCCATTTGAAATATTAAAAGATGGTTTGCCAATTAAATTTGATGTAATTCATGCATCAGAATTTTTTGAACATCTTAGTAAAGATTCATTGTGCAATTTATTTGAAAAACTAGTAAATATTATGCACTTAGAATCAATTTTAATAGGTAATGTTCCATTTGGTCAAAATCATTTTCACTTACACAAACAAAATGGTCCACCGGATGAAAGTTTTCCTGATTCACCTGATGGTAAAAATCAATATTATTATGATATATCATCTAATCAAGTCTATGGTCCTAAATCTACTTTAAATATTGATCGTGGAATTTCTAAGAGTATCTGGGGTAATCCAAGAGATTTAGGAGATATCAACATAGATAGAATATGGGAAGGCTATCATAATTCAACAAATAGCAAAGACCAATGGAAAGAATTATTTTCTGAATATTTTGAAATACAAAGTTATCCATTTCTGGGAAATAATCAAAGTTATCTTTTTGATAATGACTTGATCAATCGGACAAATTCGTTAAGACCATATTCTCTGAATTTTTGTCTTAAAAAGAAAACTAAAAATTCTTTTAGTTTTATGATATAATATAATATTATGAAAAAAATTCTACTTATTGGTGGATGTGGTTATATTGGTTCAGCACTAAGATTATATTTCAAGAAATTGAATTTTGATGTTCATACTGTTGATCTTGAATATTTTGGAAACTTCAATGAAACTGAGAATCTTTCTAATTTCAAAACAGACTATGATTTGCTTTCAAAAAAATATCTTGATTCATTTGATGTTGTAGTTCTTACTGCTGCTAATTCATCAGTACAACTATGCTCTGATTTGCATGACACATTTAACAATAATGTAATTAAATTTGTGAATCTGATGAAGAAATTAAATAAACAAAAGTTTATTTATGCATCCAGCTCTTGTGTGTACGTTGCATCAGGTGAAGATGAGAAAACTGAAAATAGTGCTTTAAATCCAATTGATGGTTTAACACTTACTAAAACTACTATTGATCATTTTGCAGCATTGAGTGATATTGAATTTTATGGATTAAGGTTTGGTAGTGTGAATGGATGGTCTCCAAATACAAGACTTGATTTGATGATTAATTCTATGACATTTTCTGCAATGAAAACAAATCAAGTAAATGTTTTTAATGGTCAAGTATACAGACCTATATTGTCTATAAATGATTTATGTCGTGGGGTTGAAGCTATTGTATGTTCTGACGAAGATAAAAGAGGCATATACAACTTAGCGTCATTTAATGAAAATGTTACAAATATTGGTAAAAAAGTTGCGGAGCTCACTGATTCCGAATTTGTTGATAAAGGCAAAACTTTTACATATGATTTTAAAATATCATCTAACAAATTTATTGAAACATTTAATTTTAAGTTTGAAGATGGTATTGAAAATATTGTGAAATCATTATTAGTAAACCCTACAAATAATAAATGGGCAAAGAGAGAAAATTTTTAATGTCAGGATATACAGAGAATAAATATTGTTTAGTTTGTCAAGAGCCAGTAGAAATTGAATATCTTGACCTCAATGATCAACCGCTTGCTAATTCTTACCATCACGGGGAACAGCTAAAGAAATTTCCGTTGAGAATGAGAGTATGCCTAAATTGTTGGCATTCACAGTTATCTGTTTCTGTAGAGCCATCAGAAATGTTTGAGCATTATTTGTATATTTCCGATACTACGAAAACATTAACAGATTATTTCATATGGGCAAAAGACTATATTGTAAATGAATCTGGTTTCAAGACAGGCAGAGTTTTAGAAATTGCCTGTAATTCTGGTCTTTTTCTTGAAATTTTTCAAAAAGATGGATTTGAGTGTGTAGGTGTAGATCCTGCCAAAAATATTCATGAACTAGCAGCAAAAAGAAATCTAAATGTGTTTGTTGATTTTTGGGGTATGAGATTTTCTAATACGTTAAAACAAAAAGAAAAACTATTTGATTTAATATTAGCTTTCCATGTTTTACCTCATGTTCCAGATCCTAATGAATTTATCAGGGCATGTAAAAATGTTTTAGCACCAGGCGGTAAAATATTTATTCAAACGTCTCAATGCGATATGTTTTTGAATAATGAATTTGATGTTATTTATCATGAGCACTCATCTTATTTTACTGGTAGTTCAATAAAGAAATTAGCCAGAAACCATGAGATGTATGTATCTAGTATTGTCAAAACTGACATACACAGCAAATCTTTCTTATTTTCTTTACAAAATGAATCTTGTGATGAAAAAGAACTTGATGAATTGATGGGTATTGAGTCATATAACAATACTTACACAGTTGAAAAATATTTTTCATTTGCAAACAAAGCTTCGGAAACAAAATCCAAATTATTGCAAGGCTTACAAGAGTTTCGTGATGCTGGATATTTATTAGTTGGTTATGGGGCAGCTGCTAAGGGTAATACTTTACTTAATTATATAGAATATAAGTTAGATTATATTATTGATGATAATGAAATGAAATGGGGATATCTTACTCCTGGACAAGACATTGAAATCTGCTCTATTGCACTTCTTCAAAATAATATTGAAAAGATATGTTTTGTCCCACTGGCTTGGAATTTTTATGATGAAATAAGGGAAAGAATTTGCAAATCTAGAGACATTAGTAATGATGTATTTGTTAAATATTTTCCAGAATATAAGGTAGAAAAATGAAAACAGTAATGACCCATTTTTACAATGAAGAATATTTATTGCCTTGGTGGATTAAGCATCATCAA